TGCCCCGGCGGCTGCCCCGGCGGCTTCCCTGGCGGCTGCCCAGGCGGCTGCCCTGGCGGCTTCCCAGGCGGCTGCCCCGGCGGCTTCCCTGGCGGCTGCCCCGGCGGCTTCCCAGGCGGCTGCCCCGGCGGCTTCCCTGGCGGCTTCCCAGGCGGCTGCCCCGGCGGCTGCCCCGGCGGCTTCCCTGGCGGCTGCCCAGGCGGCTGCCCAGGCGGCTGCCCCGGCGGCTTCCCTGGCGGCTGCCCTGGCGGCTGCATCTGTTTTGCCCACCGCGAAAGCACGCGTTGCCGCGATAGCTAGCCGTGGGCGGTTATCATTCGGATACTTCGCCTCGTAGAAATGCAGCACGGACTCAGCAAAATCCGCAGCCATCAGCCGCGCGATTTGCTCACAATCCTGCTCAACAGCACAGAGCGCCCATAGCGCGTCTTCCACGCCGTTGTGGGTAAGAATCGTCAGCAGATTAATTGGAGTCTTGTCCCAATATTCACTCCCGAGCTTGTTCCGCAGGTGGGCGTATCGCGCGCTGCAAGCGCCATACTTGCGCAACCGATACAGGCTTGTCGTGAGCAGGATCGGCTGAACCTCTACGCCAAGGATGTTCACGCCACGCGCTCCTCGTCGAACTCCTGCAGCATCTGCTCCCCGAGCCGCTCCGCCTCGTTAAGCGCCCACCGCACGCCGTTGCGGAGGTTCTTGTGTTGCCGGGCGAGGATCTGTAGGTGCTCGTTGCAAATCCGCTCCGCCTCCAACGCTGGAATCCGTAGTATCCGCGCGACCTGTTCGCTGAAGTCCTGAGCGGGCTCGCCAGTGAACAGCAGCCGCTCTAGATGGCCGACCGCCATTGCTCGGACCTTCGCGCAAACAGTCACCATTTTTTCAGCGGGTTGTGCTGCTGACGCGGGCGGCTTCCTCGGAGCTGGGGCAGAATTGGTGGGCATGGCTAGGAGGCCTTCTTTCGTGGTTCTGCGCGGACCTCACTCTTCCATTCCTCTTCTAGATGGCTAACAAAGAATTCGATCGCGGAAGCGGCGAACTCCTGAAGATTTTGGGTCTTGCGGGCTGCTTGAACCCTTGCCCGATTCCAAAGTTCTACAGGCACAGTGATGTTGGTCCGCAGAGTCTCCGGAACCTCTGCCTCTGTGTTAACGTGTGTCATGTGTTTTTCATTCTTAACGTGTTCAGTATGTCCACTTTTGGACTTTTTGTCAACTGGAATTTTGGACACTTGGACTTAAATGGCTGATTCTGAAAAAAATAGAGGTTCCCTAAAGGTCTCGCCTGAGGCCTGGGAACTCTTCGAGGACGAAAAACATAGGCGCTTCAAATTGACGAAGAAGAAGGTATCATCTGATACTCTGCTGCGTGAATTGCTATCCTTGCTCGATCAAGAACTCAGCGACACGGGGAAGAAGATCAAGAAAATCTTTCTCAGCGGAACTGCGGAAGACATTAAAACACTGACTGAAGTCGTGGATAGAGTCGACCGGGAAATCACAAAAAGAGAAGTCAAAGAAAGCCTTGTGGTAGGTGTCTCTGTAGCTGAGGGCAGGCGCTATGAGAGCCTCAAGCGCTTTGTGGAAAAAGCCAAGAAGACGGATGAAAACTGATGCTCCAAATCATCGGCTTCATGATCGGCGGATACATCCTGCTGCGGTGTATCGATATTCTCTGCCGCGCGCCGGATCAGTTCGATTCCAGCGGCAGCCGTAATTTTATGCGTGTTTGCGCCGTTCTCACCTGGCTCTGGACGGCCGGGCTCATGGTGTTTCTCTTATTCTCGACCGGGCCCAAACTGGCTCCATGAACTGCATGGCCTCTTTCCTCATCGCCTATGACCTGACGGAGCCGCCGGACCAACTGAGCTTGACGGCCTCGCTGCGATCAATGGGAGCCCTCGAGGTAATGAAATCGGTGTGGGTTCTGACCAGGGAAGGCAACGCGGATTCAGTCCGCGAATCCCTTGCGCCCTACATTGGAAGTTCAGGCCGGCTGTTTGTTTCCAGGCTTTCTGGGGATATAGCCTTCCGCAATTTGCTCACCGGGAACAAGCGTAGCGGGTTCCTCGGATCTTCCTAACGTAGTATTGCTCATCAGGTATTTCAACATATCCAAGTCTTCCTGATTTTCCGGTTCCATGTGGAGCCCGGCTTGCCACCAGAAGATTCTCATCTCTGGCCAATTCTCTCACGACGCCCGCCGTCGCCTCCACCAGGCCAAACCGACCAGGCCGCCTCCGACAAGCAGCATGCTGGCAGGCTCGGGCGAAGCGACGAGCTTATCCGCGTCAAGCCGAAACCGCAGCGTCTGTCCGGCCGAGAGGTTCGTCCGAAGGTCCACGCCGCCATACAGGTCCTCTGATAATTGCCGCGTCAGCGTGTAGCCGAGGATGCGCGCGCCGTCGATGTCATGCCCGGCGCCGGAGCCCCATGTGCCGCGGCCACCGGCCAGGTCGATAGCGAGATGCCCGAACATCTGCTCTTTCTGTCTGCGGATGTTGCGGATAGTGAGCAAGTCGAACTCAACTCGAGTAAGCGCGCGGCCAGACGTGTTCTGAATCTGGAACATATTCCAGTTCGGCGCGTTCGTGCCCATTTTCGCGGTGAACCACTCGCTGCAGGCGCCGGCCACGATGCCGCCCCAAAAGCAGGCCACGTCGATCGAGCCGAAATGGACTCGCACGCGGACGCCGGCCAGGTCCAGCGGTGTAATCCGCTGCTCGATGCGTCCGATGTCCTGGAGCTTCCCGGCAAAGGGTAGGTCGATTCGTGTTGCCAGGCATGTGCTGACGGTGGCCGCCAGCAGGATTCCGATCTTCAATTTCAACATTCCTCCCTATTTCAAGGAAGGTTGAAAGCAGTTGCGCTTACCATTATACAGTCGGGTCCGGCCCATCGGTAGCCGGTGGATGAGTGTGGGAATTGTACGCTGATGCAAGAGAGCTGTAAAGACTGCTCAAAGATGTGATTTGCGATTGAAGGTTAGCAATTTGGGTCTGAAGGGCGGATGTCACGCCGGACAAATAGCCGAGCTCGGTCGCTGTAACTGACGACGCCTCGATTTCTTTGCTGGCGTTGGCCACCAGCGCCCGGCTTGCCGAGCTAAGCCCGGGTAGCGCGACGGCGCCTTCCAGCCTGCTCGCGCCGCTGTTTCGCAATTGTTCGCTGCCAGTAGGAGATGTTGCACCAGACCCAATTCCGAGAAAGGCGTTAACCTGGAGATAACCATCGGTCGTAGATGGAGTGGCATCCACAGCCATTGAACGAGCCCTGACACGGCCGCGGTAATCAACAACAAAAGCGTTGGCGGTGATTAATGGTGTTGCTGCCTGGTCGATGTGAGAAGTGTCTACGATCGTTATTCCAAGTGGCCGGGAATTTGTAGTGTCTTCGATGTGGACCCGGTAGACAGTGTTGATATTGTGCGCGTCGATCGCTGTCCAGAACACGTCCGAAACGCTGACCCAACCGGTATTCGTAGCTCCAGAGCCGGTTAGTTTGACGTAGAAATTGCCATTCGTGCCGTCACGGTAGGTTGAGCCTTTGAATGCCGTTACGGCGCCATTCGGCGATCCGTTACCAGCGTAGTCACCAGCGAACCGTTGGCCGCCAACAAACAACGCACTGGGAATGATAAGGTGACCTAGCTCCAGGTGGAAGACGTAGCCTTCTGTCCACGTTGCCTCGCTGTCGGTGCTCCGCTCGATTCTGAGTTCTGATTGGCTGGATGCTCCATGGCTCAATCTGGCGCGATTTACACCGAATGGATTGCCAATTCGCTGCTCGTACCCATCACCGGCGTAGAAGAACAAGCGCGAGAAATGGCAGCCGTAATCAGCCCGAGCCTGAAGAATCATTTCGCCTGGGTTAGTAATATCCCCGATGTCTGTTGTTAGGTTTGCTCGTCCGCGCCTGAACTCGAAATAGTCCGTACCCATGCGGTAATATCCCGCATACGGCCACTTGGTAACATACATTTCGGCGCTGTCGGTAGTGAGGTCTATTGGGCTTCCGGCTTCTGTCAGGGATAATGAGAAGGTTTTAGTTGCGGGATCAGAGCCAACAACATAATAAGGGGTACCTGATACCAGCCCGGTTGGCAGGTCTTCGTCCGCTCCATCCGTTCCAACAGCGTAGAATATATAGCCGTCTGCCAGAGTCCAGTTCCAGTGCTCCCCTAAGTAATCGGTTCTCAGCCGGCCGTCTGTTGGCCAGTCATAGGTAAGTGTTAGTTTGTCGGTTGCTGACGATGCTGAGCAAGTGTGTTTATCGCTGACTTGTATAAATTTTCCATTGGCTCCAAACTGGGCATTTACAGTCATCCAACCGCCCTGGTTGCCACCACCAAGATTCGGGCCGCTTCCGATAAGAATAATATTCGGGCTATCTCTTCGACCTCCACCATCCAGCTCAAGATAGCCCTGACGGTTTACTCTTACTGTCCGGCCTTGATTCTGGAAATTGATAACATCCCCGCCCTGTCCCGAGCGCCCGATAAAGCGATGGACCTCAGAACCATAACAGAGCATCCCCTGGTCAAAGCCGGCATAGTTCTTGTCGTATTCCTCAATGTAAACGTGATCGCCTGGTCGCCATAACCGTATTGAATTCCCAGGTGAGAAAACATTGCTACGAATCACTCCAGGACCGGTGATGTGTGTCCCAAGTACAATTAGAGAATCAGTTGCTTTTAAGGCATTGTAGGAGGATTCGGTGTGTAAATAGTCTATGGTAACTGTGGATTCCTCCAGCCTTACCGCATCCCCATATCCGGATATAGCCGAGCTACCGCTGATACTGGCTCCAGTGATAGAATTCCGGCTTACACTCCTATAAAGGTGAATAGCAACAGCATCATCATCACCGAGCGAATTACCGGCAGCATTCGCACCGATATCCTGCATGGACCAGTTCTGACAACCAAACCCGTTAAAGAAAATTCCTTTCTGCCCAAAACGAGTAACATGGACATGTGATAATCCGCTGCTTTCCTGACACCACTGACTATATACTGCGATAGAATCTGGCATCTCATTGCAGTAAATATGCACGCTCTCGATTCTTGTGCTGTAGGCTCCAAAAGAGTCGTCGTCCTCTCCGATCTGAGTAACAATCGGGCCTGTTACCGGGATACCGTACGGGCCACCATCTATAGACACGGAAGCAAACACTCCAGGATCAGGAACAATAGTAGACACCAGGCCATCGCCAACCAACTTTACTTTATTAGGCACTTTGATGGTTTGGGAGGTTAGATACGCTCCTGGTATTAATAAAGCTCCACCCCTATCGCTGCCTCTGACTACAGATTTGAGAGCCTGGAGTCCGTTGGTTATGGCCTTGTCCTCGTGCCACCCCCAATAGGATTGAGCGTGAGCAATGGTAATGGCTGCCGGCGCCGCCATTTCTGCACGAATCGCGGACGTGACCGAGGCAATTGTGGTGTGGTGCAGGTAGCCGTAACAGGCCATGCAGCCGTATCCCTCAGCGCGCACGCCGGCAACAGCGCCCCTGTATCTGCTTCTGTAGTAGCGGAATGGTGGGGTGGTTGCTTCAGTATAAATGTCGCGGCCACCCTTTTCGCCATCGACAATGGTTACTGTTGATGAGTAGACCAAGGTCTCGGCCGCGAAATCAGGTGAATTTGCCCCGTACAATTCCCACTCAATGTTACCGGCCCGGCAGGTTACCGTGAAGCGCGCGCTGAGCGCTCCCAGTGTATCCATCACGGCAATGTTTAGAGTGCCGTAGATATTCAGCCACTGCCACTCATTAGAGATAGATGCCTCGGCCGTTTGTGGCATCGTAATAATGGGAACAATAGTGCCGGAAGACCCAGCCCCGAATATTCCGATGATTTTTCCGCCGTCGCCTGGCTTGAACACTGTAGGCGAGATGCTGTATGCTTCGTCTGCTAGCGGGAACGGGAATGGCGACCCGAGCACCAGCGTGGAATCATTGATAACTCCGACAATAACGCGACTCTCACCGCCGACAACAAGTGCTCGCTCTGTACTGGCCTCACGTAAGAATATCGTGCCAGAACCATTAACCAAAGTCCCCGATGAGGAGATTGTCCCTGTACCTGGTCCGTAATCAATGCTGACAGTTGTTGATCCTGCCGCAGTGGAAAGAAAAACCTCGAATTTACAGTCGCCGACAGCCGCTATCCCATCACCGCGGTCGAAATCATTCACGCTCGGAATTTCCCCAAACTTCCGGTTAATCCCTGCCATGAAGTCATGGTCAGTAGGGAGTCGTCTGGTAATTGAATTCGGATAAAACATTGGTCAGTACTCAGTATTCAATCTGCATTTGATTGTCGCCAAGGCTCCCGCGGCCGCCATATACGTAGATCTCACGCCACGGATTGTACCGACGTGCCGGCTGCCGGCCGTCTCGTGTAACGGCGACCACTTCGACGACAACAGTTTTTAAAAGGAAGTTGTCAATCGGCACAGAGAATGTGATTCGGCCATCAATGATTTCATTCGCGAGCCGCCCGACTGATGAGGCATACTCCCAGGCAGCGCGTTCGATAACGAATATAGATGTTTGGTCCGGAATCGTGCCCCAGTCACTATCCAGGAGCATAACTGTGTCGTCATTGTCAGCAATGCGGCGTTCCTGCCCGGCTCCGGTGCCTGCAATGATCCGCACGATGCGCCCTGTTTCCTCGTGCGGATTGGCGCCGTTTGGATATTGCGAGTTCCTGAATTTTGCGTCGCCGATAGTGTTCTCAGAAAAGTAGGTTGCCCGAGTCCTGATAATAAGGGTGTCGAGCGCCTCTACTCCCGCAGCCTGTGGATCCGGGAAGCAATGCAGCGTGTCCAGGTTATTGCCGACGACGAGAAAGTGCCAGAGTTGCGCCGAACCATCTGACCGGTCCGTGATCACAGAGACGACACGCCCTATCCATTCGTCATCGATCCATCCGATATCGGCGACACGGAGACCGCCGGTTATCACCTCGGTGATGTCCACGCCCACCACGCCAGCGTGCTCGGAAACTTTCACGCGCACCAGCAGAGAGTCGAGGTCCGGCCGCGGTAGTCCCTTTGTGCGGATGTTCGGATACCCGGTGATGTCGAGTGTGAATGGCTGTTCCTCGAAATTTTCAGCCTGGAGCGAAAGCCTGTTGTGATCTTCGCCCGCATAGAGCCGGTAACCCGTCGTGCCTCCCGGCCATTGAATCGCGCCCAGCGTGATTTTGTTCGTATCCGTGCCGACGTCGACCGGAATGGCCGCTGGCTGTGACGATTGGGTCTCATTGCCGGCGCTGTCAACCGCCGTGAGCGCAACCACAACGTATTTGCCAGACGCGATGCTGCCCTCGTCGGCCGATGTGGCAAAGAACCCAATGCGCGGCCCGTCGCCCGGGATCGTTTTCAGGATCGGGTACTGGCCGGCGATGACCAGTTTCGCAAGCGCCGTACCGTCGGCCGCCGTCTCGTAAACCTGGGTCAGGCCAAATGACCAGTCCGTCTCATCGTAGAGCGGGTCCTGCGCATTCGGCTGCTCGAAAGATGGGAACCATGGCTGCGGTGGCAGCGTGTCCCAGTGACGCTCGGCCGGAACGGGCGACGGCATCACATCCGCCGGCTTCGGCCCAACGAGCAGGTCGTACATGGAATCCGTCGTCGAGCGGCCCTCGAGGGTAAGGGACCAGTCGCTGTTGAGCGTCCAGCGTTCCACGCGGAACTCTACCCGGCCTCCCGGCGCATGCTCGTGTGTGAGTGATACGACCTGGCCCACCTCGCAGTCGAGTCCTAGAATGGTCGTGGTTAGGCTAACGGTGCAGGATTTGCGCCACTCGGCAGCGTTGATGCCGCCTAGCTCCTCCCGCAGTCTCGTGATCGCTATACGTCCCGCCTGTGCGATGGTGGAGACCCCGACCAGGTTCATGGCCGAATTCAGCTTCTGCGGATACACGGTTCCGATTTGCCGCTGATTGGTAAAATCGTCGATCGTGTAGGCCCGCGGCTGCCATTCGTAATCCGCGTCGCCGAAGGTCACAGTGACGGAATTGAACTCCGGAGATCGGTACTGAATCCGGACAGTCTGCGCGATAACGTTGCCCGCCGTGAAAGCGGCCACCGCGGAACTGTTCACACGGATGCCGAATTTTATCTTGCCTCCCGACTGTACATAGAAGCCGAGATGGCACCTGTCGATATCGTTGAGCCAATCTCGGAGCGCTCGCTGGTCTGCAATGACGCCGCGGAATGTGAACTGCTTCTCTGTGCCGTTGAGTTCTGGGACGGCATCAGACCGGTTAACTTCCAGATTGCAGATATCGGCGCAAGCAATCGCTGACGGAATATCAATCAGTTCTTCCTGTTGTTCGGCTGTTCCCAGGTGCAAGCCAGTCGCGCGGAGAATGGCATTGGCCTTTACCCAGACAGGATTGGTTAGCCAGGCATCGGTAACCCGCACGCCCGGCGCTTCCCATACGAAGCCGGACATGCCCCGCTCGACCCAGACCTGCATCTGGTGTTCTGTGATTTGAGTGAGCTGAATGTCCTTTTCGTCAGACCGCCGGATCTCGACGAATGCCACGCCCGCGGCTTGTGTGGCCTCCGGGTAGATGGACGAATTCGGATCGAGCGGGTTGACCTGGCCGAGGCCGAACTGGTGAGAGTCACCGTCGGGGTCGTTATTAAGCGCTGGGTCGTGACCGTGAGACCGGCGGAGCCCCCGCGGTGGTGGCCCATGCGCCGATTGTCCGTCCAGCGTGTGCGCCATGAAATCGCGCGAGTACGCGGTAATCGGCCCGGCGCCGACGATTCCCAATGCCGTGAAATACTCGCTCTCATCCCGTCCGGCGACAACGAGGCAGTTGACCGGCATCTCGCGATCCGTGTAAATCTCCTGAAGCACCTGCCCCTGCGCGCCTTCGTTGACGATCGAAATAGGTGAGAGCATCCGGCGCCCGAATCCCCACGTGCCCGTGGAATTGTCTTTGATTTTTACCTGTTGCCGGTTGATTTGGATGCCGCCGAAGAACCTTGACATCCCGCGTTCTTCGCAATCCGCGAACGCGCGCGGACATTCTGTGAAGCCAGGAGTCCCGAAGAACGCATAAGGACAGGTGATGTCGTCGTTGAAATTCTTCCAGCACTGATGGCTGATCACGCGCGACGGGTAAACGAGCGAAAGCTCATAGAGGAAATCGCTCGCCCGGATCGTGAACTCCGGTCCTTCGTCGTAGGTCGCACTCATGATACGGCCTGTCCAAAGATTGAGCAGGATGCCGGTCCCGACATGATAAATCGAGAAATCGACGCGCGCGTATTTCAGCTCCGTCTGGAATGAAACATCGCGCATCACGCGATCCGCATTCCCGAGCACGAACGTGGCCTCGTCGGCCTCTCCGTTCATCCCCTGCGCGATGCCGTCCCACCGAAGCAGCCGCGGCAGATACTGTTCCCCGGCAATCTGCACCCGGCGATCGCTGAGCAGAAGATTTGGGTAACCCGGCTCGCGCACGTTGATCTTCAGTAGTGGGATGACTTCTTGGACCTGCGAGGTAAGAGCTTCCTGCAGCGTATTCGATGGGAACCTGCCCGAGGTCGATGTAACGAAGTACGCCGGCGCGAGTAGCGGATCGGGAATCTCGACGAACGTGATGCCGGTGGAAACGGCATTCGTCAAATGGTCGAGCGTAAGCGGAGCGGCCTCGAACGCAACGACTACCTCGCGCGTGCTCTGCCCATCGTCGCTCGGAGCATTGTAAGTGAACGGCTGGTATGGTCCCGTGCGGTCTTCCCAGAAGTCCCGCAACGCCTCCCATTCCGGCTGGAACAGCCGGCTGCGGCGAAACGAATGCCGTTTGCGTCCATCGCCCAGATAGAAGCGCTGCGTGATTTTGGCGTTTGCCGAAAAGAACTGGTGGGAGACGATTTCCGGCTCGAGCGTGTAGCCATAGCCGAAGTCGCTGACGAGCGGAAACGTGCCCTCGACCGCGACTTCAGGAACGTCGATGAAGCCTATCTGATCAGGCATTAGAATGAGGGGAAATGAGATTGGATGAGGTTTATGGAATACTAGCGATGCCAGATCCTGAGCTACGGGTGATCGCCTGCAATTACACGATTGCAACAAAAACCGCTGCTGCCGGAGCGTTGTGTTACGTCGTGGATGTGAATCCAGGCAATGGTCACAATCGCATCTTTCTGTTGAGTCGTTCTAGGGGCGGCCGATGGATTAAGAAATGGGAAGACATTAGGAGATTAGGGAATTTTCGGGTGAAAACAATTCCGCCAGAAAATCCCAGGTACAAAACACTCATGCCTTTTTTATCAACCTACATCAGTTCGCCTTTGAGCGATAGGTGGCTCCCTCAACTCAAAGACGCTGCTGAATATTGGTCCAAAAACACGAGCGGTGCCTAGCTTACTCACACGGGGAAGTCAAGGGAATTCCAATCTTCCCATGGGAATTTCCCACTTTTCCCACTTTTCCCACTTCCTAATCACACAAATCCCCCTCAACGCTCGCCGGACGGATCTCCGTAATACCAACGATAAGCGTAGGCGTGCCAAACTCATCGCCGTCATCCACAGAGCTGACCATAATGCTCGCGACTAAACGAAACCTGCCGTAGCGGTCGGTTGGCCCCACGCTGAAGACAGAAATGGAGCTCTGCAACTCGAACTGGCCGAACTCGCCGAGGATCTCATCTGGGACAGAGCCAGGCCGCAGGACATTTATGCAGGGATCGGCGACCGCGGGGACGTAGATCCTGTCCGGGTAGAGCGGATCTCCATTCTCGTCGTATAGCCCGTCATCCCAGGCGCCAGAATCGGCCGGCATTACGATTTCCTCATGATAAAATCACATTGAAATGCAAAGAAGTCTGGCGCTTGCGTTTTGTCTCCTGGCCGCCGCCTGTCAGCAGAAAGTGCTCCAACGCGCGCTCCCAGCTATCGGCGAACCATGCAATGTATCAAACGGCATTTCAATCAATGCGGATTCGCCGGTTTTTCCAAACTGCGAAAACTTTCCAGCACTCGTCTTTCCGCGAGAGGCTTGCATCGGAATCCGTATGCCGGATGAGATTTCACGGCGCGTGGATAGCGTGTCGTTTACATGGTCAACGCCTTCTGATGATGTGAAGTCGGCTAAGTGGTCTCTCAGGCTCAAGGATTTTCAGCGCGATGTACTTGCAGTGCCGGAAGGGAAGATGAAGAAAACTGTTTCTACTTTCGAGAACGTCAATGCTACCACCGCGGAGCAGGAGCATTTCGGTTTCTGTTTCGATGGGGACGACAGCAACGGCAGCGCCTACGTCTACGATTGGATCCTCAACTACAGAGCAAATTAGAACGGCGGCCAGGCGCACACTCCCGCAATATTCACGGTCGCCGGAGCATCGACCGTCTTTCCATCAGCGTTGGAGCACCGAATAAAGTACGTTGCGGTTGACGCCGGGTTGATCGTCTGACTGCCGCCAGTCGCCGACTTCGCCCCATTCCAAAGAGCTGTACCTGCTGGTGTCGATGCGCTTGCCTCACAGGCAGTCGCACCCTGAACAAACCACTCCAGCTTTACAGGAGTCAAGGCTACGACGGTGATCGGATTCACAGAGCCGTTAGCCTCCAGCCTCGCAGAGAGGTTGATGCTCTGTATTCTGATCTCGACGGTTGACGATGCTGTCTTTCCGGTGGAGGAGTTGGTGCAGTCGATTGTGTAAGATGCGTCGGATTTCGGGTTGATTGTCTGAGATCCGCCGCTCGGTGCCTTTGCGCCAGCCCAAATAGCAGTAGCATCCGGAGTCGATGCTGTACCAGTGCAGCCGGTCGCCCCGCTGATAACCCACGCCATGAGTACCGCCGCGCCTGGCGCGATTGTAATTGTGCCTGTCGAGCCGTTGGCTTTGAGTTCAGCGGAGATTCCCACCGTGGAGGTATTAACTGTTACTGTCGATTGCACTTTGGCACTTGGTCCAACACATTCAAGCGTGTAGCTCGCACTGGAGGTAGGATTGATTACCTGGCTGCCACCGCTGGTGGATTTGGCTCCGTTCCATAGGGCTCGCGCGGCAGCCGTAGAGGCATCTGCGGTACAGCCCGTCGCGCCCGTAACGAACCATTCCATCTTGACAGACGCTCCTGGAGCAACCGTGATAGGACCGGGCGAACCGTTCGCTTCCAGTCTCACGGATGTGCCAGGCGGACCGCCAGCGCAATTCCCTACCCAGGATGAGGTCGCGCCCGCAATGCAGTTCTCAAGCGCGGTAATGTTAGCGCCTACAGGGCGTCCGTCGAAGCCAGGGTACTGGCTTGGGTTCACGAGCCTGAAGGTAGAATCGAGTAATCCGCTGTAACTCGTGCGAGAGTAATTCGGGTTAGATCCGAATACTGTGCTTGAAGCAATATTCAGGTTATGCTGCACTACCAAAGTTGGCCTGTGCCTGTCTTTGATGACAACCTCATTATTATTCGTCCCTCCACCGGCATCTTGGGCAGCAAACCACTTTCCTGGGTAAATGTTCGAATGTATGTAGAAATTACGAGTGTAGTTACCTCGTGTTTCAAGATGCGAATATTGATAGGAATCTATTCCAAATCCGCCCGCGATGCTGCCCACGGTGTTGTGCATAAAAATAACGTCGCGGGGATACAGCACTTCACCCTGGTGGTTTATTTGTTGTGGGTATGCCCAGAAAACCAACTGTGGATTATTGTCTTTTGCATGTCCGCTGCCAAGCCCTGTAATGAGGTTATCGTGGACCCATAGCCTGTCGGTGCCTACTTCTATGCTGCAAACAGCGCGGCGCTGGAACACGAACCCCTGCGGGATATTACTGATTCTGTTATAGGCAAATTCTATATCAGAGGTCTGCTGGTAATAGCCGTTCTTGCCAACCGTGTCGATTTCATTATTTGCCCCACAGTAGTTCTGGTTCGAGGATTTCCAGACAATAGCATAATACTGGCTGGATACGCCGCTCCAATCGTTCTCAAAGACGTTACCCATGATTTTCATCCGGCGCCCGGTCTTGAGTTCGAAAAGATTCTTGACCTTGTAGAGTGGGTCGCCGAATTTACGGCTCGGGTCTTTCCAGAAGTAATTACCTTCGAGCCAGGAATCGCTAGGTACGTGACGGATAGCTGGATCACCGCCGCCGTACATAAGGTTCTCGCCGGCAGAGTGCAGGAAGTTGTTCCGAATAAGAAACGGACCCAAGCCGTTGATGACGAGAATGGCCTGGTCGTCTCCGCTGGCGTCGTGAATTTCGTCGATGTAGCTATTGACAATAGAGACGAAGTTGGCGTCCACGCGGATACCGGCACTGCATTTCGTGGCTTTGTCGCGGCAGTGGATATAGGATCTATCCACGATGAGATGGTGCGGGACGGATGCAGGGGTTGTTTGCAGCGGCCCGTTCTCTGGCTTGCTGTTATTAGAGCCCAAAACGATAAAGTTATTGTTACCAGCTTCCGAAGTTACCTCAAGCCCGATCATCCTAAACCCGGAGGAATTAGGCCTTACGATAATGGGTCCGGCGCCTGCATTCGGCTTGGAGATCTTGGCGAGCTTGGCAACGTCCTTAGGAGTGACACGCGTCTTAGCTGGCAGGGTGGTCTCGCTCAGGTTTGATGGCCGCAGCGTGACATAATTCCTGCCACAGTCTTTGTTGAATACAAATTGTCCGGCAGAATAAGTAGTGCCAGCAATAACGCAGATCGTTTGCCCGCACGAGACAGAGTTAAGAGCCGCTGTCAGTTCCGCAGAATTGGTAGCTGTAATGTTGCAGACTCCCGGCGTATACGGAAGGTCCGCGTTCAGCTCGGCGTAATAGCTCGGGTTTGGAGGGTTGGGATAAGTCGGCGGGTTGGGATCGTCAGTTCCTACTTGAACATCTATAAAAGTGCTGTTCGTGTGCGCAGCCATATCGTAGGCTTTAACCGTTATTCGGTGCGTGCCGTTTGCGTACCCTGCCGGATTCCATCGCCAACTGTAAGGAGCTAGCGTATCCACTTTCTTGAGAGAGCCTGGCCCGGAATCGATTGATATTTCTACTTTGGTAACGCCAACGTTGTCCTTGGCTGTGACGTTGATGTCCACCGGGCCGGATATCGTCGCGCCTGCGCTGGGAGAATCGATTGTTAATGGTGTTGGAAAATCTTTGTCGTAAGTACGCTCTCCGAGGCCATGGTCAATCCAGTAAGGCCAACCAGAGAACGTACCGCCTGCGCCGACATTAACAATAGTCATTCGCATGTCGAGCGGGATCGCCGATGGGTCAAGCTTCTTATCTGCGGTGACAGAATCGTTGCTGAGAAATCCCATAATTGTCATGGGCATACTTGTTGACCAATCCCAGACTGGTCTGCCGAGAAGCGATACCAGATCGTCGATCGGAAGTGTAAACGTTCTTGTGATCGGAGTACCAGTCCAGTTGAAATTCAGATCTGTGGTGTTAATGTGGCTGTAAATTTCTCCCTCCTGTCCCAGGTTCCCTTTCCAGTGATTGATCTGCCACGTGAATATGTCATTTGTGGACATTGCCCCCATCTTCACACGGATATAGTAAATACCGCCGTTCGCAAAATCAATAGGGTTTATTCGATCTACGTTGTAGCGGACTACTTTGTTTTGGCTGGCGTTGGTGTTGCCGAGAGGTCCTTCCGTGTACCTGTTGGATTCGGCAGCGATACCTTTATTCCAGTCAAAAACGAGTACCTCTTTTGCGGTTGCCGAAAGCGCAGTCACCGTTAGCTGAGCGGCAGACAGCGAGCAGCCCGTGGCATCGTTCGGCGCTGTCCAACCAGTCCCGGTAATGGCCGTTACTCCAGCCGTAACGCCGGTCGCCATGTTCCACAGCGTGGGGGTATGCGCGTGTAGAGGCGCAACTGTCGTGTTCGATGATGTGAACGTTCCGCCCCACCAGCCAGGCGGAACCTTGACTACAGAATTAGAACCGATGGGGATTGACACTTGTGAGAGGGTGACAGCCTGAGTGGGGCAGGTCTGCGCAGCCAGCGACGTGGCCGCAGCAGCAATTAGTATGAGTAGCTTCATGGCGCTGGGCAAGCATTCGTGATCGTCCACCGCATTGCCGACTCAAAGATCTTGACCGGCACGGTTATCGAATCGGATGTGCCGGCACGGCAAATTCGAATCTTCATCGCTCGCCCTGCCGCGGCCCCCGTGATGCTCAGATCAGGACAGACGATGGTTTGTTTTTTGAGGTCGCCGGCGCCGGTCGCCACGGTGCAATCGGTCTGAACATAGGATGGGCTGTTGTAGGTGACTCCCTCCTGAATGCTCCACGTCGATGCTCTAAACAGTATGTTGCCAGTTCCGGCTCCAATCTGCGCCGCAGTCAGAAGCAATGAAGGCGCGGTACTCGAGTCCCACGTCGGCGGCCCCTTCGTTCGCAGGTAAACGCAGTTCGCCGCCGAGGAATTATCGGGAAACTGAATGCCGCTCTCCGGGTCTGCGCCTGCGTTCACCGAGCATGTGGCTACGGAGCTTACCGGAAGGTTGACTCCCGATATATTACAGGCCGTTCCATTCGTGGCAGTCCACTCTCTGACGTCGTCCCAGAGTTGCGATGCTCCACTCCCGCCGCCCGTACCGTTCGCGGCGTCCGGACCCGTGCCAGTAAAATTCCAGGTGAAATCGAACAGAGACGCTTCGAAAGCCACCAGCGTGTCGGCAGGAACCGATGTTACTGTAGCTGGCGACACAGTTAAAGTCGTGCCGCTGAAACTCGCGACTGTGCCGACGTAATTAGCACCCGCCGCACCCGCACCCAGAATGATGATTTTCTGGTTTGAGTTGTTCACGGCTCCGTGCACTGTCGCGACCGTAACCGACGTACCCGCAGCAGTTGTGCCAACCGTGCTCGTAACGCGACTGCCTGTAGTCCAACGCAGCATCGCATCCGTTATTCGAATGGTCGCCGGCAACGAGTCCGTACGTCCGCCCGCGCCGGTGGATTGCCGGCACACCTGAATCATCATCTTGCGTTTCGGGTCCGCGTGGTTCGGCGATGTACCGAGGTTCAAGCCACGAATCGTGGTTGTATATTTCTGGTTCAGCCCTAACACATCCGACCCAGTAGGAGACACATCGTTGAGGACCTCGGTGTTCCAGGCAGGCGTGGAAAAATCCGACTCGGCTCCGACCACCGCGTCATCTGGCAAGTACCAAGTCTTCGCACTCATCAGGAATTTGTTGCCGGCCGTGAACGTGCTATCGGATCTGGAATATGTCATCTGCAAGTCCGGAGCCGATGTGCCGTTCCAGCCTGTCGGCGCGTGTGTCTCTAAATTCAGGCAAGTCGTCCCTGCTGCAACCGGATTTGGGAAGTCCAATCCGCCCCAGGCCCATGGGTCGGTGGCCGTTCCGCGGGCGCACGTTGGCCCGCCAGTATCTGGGATATGGATCCCGGGCCCGGACGCACAGCCACCACCAGCTACGCCTCCGCCATCACCCTGCAGCGTCCAGGTATCGGGCGAGAGACAAGCGAATGAGTTCTTTCCTTGCGGCTCATTTGTTTTTATAAACGTGTCTCCTACCTCACAGCTCGTCGGAAAAACCGTGCCATTCGGATGCTTGAGCGAGCCCGTTCCCAGATCGAGTTTTCCACCGTGAGTAATGCGCGAGCCGCTGACCGAGGTCCCGGATACGCCGCCGAACGCATCGCCGTTCTTGTATTGCAGGTTTCCGTTGCTGCCGCCCGGATCACCACCTCCACCACCGCCACCGCCCGAGGCCCCCACGCCGATGCCGACGAGGTTATCTCCGGTCGAGGCGTAACACACCACATAAGGCTGGTCCGCCTTGAAGTCTCCATCCTCGAGCGCAGAACCATCGCGGCGCACCAGGGACTTGGCGGCCAGTCCATCGAGCGCCAATGTAGCCGCGCCCGTGTTGTCTACGTCCGGCGTGAAGGTATAACAGACGCGCGCCTGGTAGCTCAATATCGGCCTGGGTAGATTCCCGACATAGGAATCTGTACCGTTGGCCGTCAACGTAACGGGATTGACGCCACCCCCGACCGTCATCGGCTGCGGATGATCGGTCTGGCCGAGACACCGCCAGGCGAGGAGCACAAGAGTGATTACAATGCCGCGGATAGCAGGCATAGGAGAGTTCCTTTATTTTGGGATGAGGTGATTTACCGGACGGGCCAGACAGCAACAAGAGGACTGAGCAGTAGGGTGTAGCCTGACGATGTATCGAACTGGTTATCCTCGTGACGGCAGATTTCGGCCATCAACGGTTCGAGTGGAGCGGCCGTGAACAAGATGCGCGCTGTAGCGGTCATTTTATGGCCCCGCGACTGCGGCCCGCCGTTCGGCAGGTAGACCGGATAACTCGATCCATAACTGGGCGTGATGATCGGATCAAAGTCCCGCAGCGCCGCAACCTTGATACGCAACTGTGCGCATTCCCCGGTGCACGTTACCCCGGAAGCCGAGCCTGTACCTCCACCGATCCTGGTATACGCGAAGCGCAGATTGAGTGCCCGGCTGGAATCCACATTGAATGGCTGAGTCAGCGCGACAGTGAAACACGTTAGCCCTGTTGGAGGAAGCCACAGTGAAGCGTAACGGATTGGTCCGGCTGCTGAACTGAGCCTGCAGAAAGGGTTCGAGGCTCCCACGACTGCAAACAGATTAGGCCCGAGCGTACAAGCTGTCGGACCAGCGTTATAGACAGGTGGAGGAGGCGCAATGGTTGCCGCAGCACTTCCAAGCCACGCCGTCAAGGGTGTTTCTGTCGTAATGGTTGGCCCTTGCGCGCGCAGTGTGCTGATCGCCAAAAGAGTCAACGGTATTATTTTGATCATGTGTTTTGGAGGGATTTGTAAATCTGCTTCATGGCATCTCGCAAGCTGTTCGCAAACGGCTTGAAGAGGTTGTAGAACGCGCCATAAGTCTGCGGGTTAGCGGCTTGCATCGCCTGGCACGCAGCGTCGAACTCGACAAGAGCCGCCTTTAATTTCTCCTGCTCGGGATCTTTCTGCGCGTCTTCCCACTCCTGCTGAGTAGCTGGAACCTTATTCCAGGCAGCGTCATATTTCCACGGACCGTTATCAGTGTTGAAGTCATCCGTTTCTGGGTGCGCCCCCTCCAGATTGGGGTCATAGGAAGGGACAGCGTCCGAAGTCGTGCGTTTGATAACGCGATTTGTCAATCGGTATATTGCGGTAATTGCCATAGCATGTTTCTCAGCGTAGGACCTCTTGTTATCAGAAATCTTGACAATGGCAATGGGCTCATGGTCAGGTAGATTACCTCGCGAGAAGTAGCATCGGCCGTGCCGTTGTTGATGGTGAAGCCAGTAGAATCGAACGATGTAAAGGAGGCTTGGCTGTTAACAGTGGGGGTTCCCCCTGTTAGGCAGGTAAGGATCTGATTGTTGTAGTTCGCGTGCCCATTATTGTTAGAGCCGCTCGTGCAAGTGAACGCATTGTTTCCCTGATTGGAGCCAGATGCACCGCCGATCGATACCGTGCCGTCGGTCTGCTGTGCCGTTGCGGTCGCCCGGCAGAAGCTGGCCATGATAATAGCTTGCGGTTGCCTTCCTACTGCTGTAATTGGCTGACTGCCTGTGCTGGTGTTCTGGTTGAACGAGCTGACGTATCCACGTAGGCCTGTCAGTCCGAGCGCCCACAACTTTACAGCACTTGCCTGCACAGTCGAATAGTTGACGGTAAAGCCGTCCGCGTCAAAGGACGTGAGGGCGCCCTCCAGCCACATCGCACTGGTATCTGGTATGTAGATCAGACTGGAAGTACTTTGCGCTCGTCGCGCGGAGTTCGCCCCGCTGACATGCTTATTGCCGAGGCCTGCCTGTCTGATAGTGCCATCGGCGTCATGTGTAGCGAATCCGAACCCTGGACGCGAATTACCATCGGTCGTCGGGATAGTTGCTGTCATCCCCATTGATAGAACAATGAGCACGTCAGACTTGAACCCCATTCCCGTGTATGGTTGCGAACCGGGAGAGGTACGAGAATCAAACTGTACGAGATTACCTTGGACCTCTATCCCGTCCCACACCCACCACTGGGCATAGAAGCTTACTGCTGGCGATGTCGACACATTGAGTGTGAACCCGTCACTGTTCCAGGAAACAAAGTCAGCTTCGAAGTTTATGGCGCCTGTTGTATCTAATGTTACGAGAGTGGCGCCTTCCGAGTGTCTGCCGAAGTACGTCGTGCTGGCGTTCACCCGACGGACGAAATTTGTTACGCGCTTACTGGTTGATATGGAGACTCCCCAGCCTATGCCTGACGAAGTGCCGGCCGCGTTCTGCGAAGCCTGAGAATTGATTATGAACAGGCCCGCTTTTGGCGTGAAGTCTAAACCAGTGACGGATTTGTTTCCGGTGGAACCGGTGATTGTCAGCACCCCATAGGAGAGTTTTAACCCGGACTTCGAAGCGAAGCACGTAGAGCCAGCGAGCAACAATAATAGAACCTTTGTCGTTATCTGTTTTTGCATCGTCCCTCGATGACTACTGAGAAATCATTCGTGCCAGTAATGGATACGATGTTCAGTGCAAAAATGTCGCTGGTGTTCAGTGAGGTGTTGTTTTGGTTGGGAGTAAACTCCTGGCTGAGATTTCCGCTCGTGTTGTAGGTCTGCGTGGATGAGAACAAATTGGCGCCGCTGGCTAGAGATGTGCTGTTCGCGTACTTCGTAATGTTGAATGTAAATGCAGATCCTCTGGTTTTGGCCGTCACCACGATGGTTTCTACACTGATTGACCCGCCGCATTGCGCTGGCGCTCTCATGTTGAGTGAGTATTCGCCTGTTGCTGGAGTAGATTCGAACGGCCAACCGCGAGCCCAGATTATTAAGTGCTCGTGGTCACTGCGCGCAGCGGTCGTGTTGTCTCCGGCGTTCGTCGTGTTCGTTCCGTTTGATCCAGCCGTTTCCAGGCTCGCCCCGGCCGCCGGCGTGTCGCAGGTGCCATCGAATTTCAGGTAACCACTGCTGCAAGCGGTCCATTCCGCAACCACGTCCGCGTAACCGGCTGCGATGATCTGCCCGTCCGTCGTGCTGATCTTGACGAGCGAGTTATCTGCCGTCAGGCCGGCAGCGCCGCCAACTTTGCCGTCGAGCTGCGCTTGGACGGGTGAAGTCAGGTCGGAAATACGCTGGAAGGCTGCGTTTGCCACACTGCCGTCGGCGATCTTCGCCGCGTCGATCCCGGTTGCTACCTTAACGTTTGTAATCACTCCGTTGTCGATCGTCCAAGTACCACCACCAGCAGAAACTGTAATCTCACCTTTGTCGCCGTCGCTGATGCCGCCGGACGGTGTATCGCAGCTACCGTCGCTCTTCAGGTAGCCCGAGCAGCTCCCGCCGCCGAACTCCGCTACGACGTCGGAAGCTGCAGCTTCTACGAGGCCTCCGTCCGTCGTGCCGACCTTCACGAGAGAGTTATTCGTCGTCAACACGGCGCCTCCCGTCACGTCGCCCGTGCCGGCGCCGCTCGGTCCGCCCCAGCCAGCGATCGTCACCCACATGTGCCGGGACGATGGGAGATTGCCAGCGAGGCTTATGGCGAACGGCGCGGTCCTGGCAACATGCACCGCGGCCAGGATTTGATTGCTGGTGTCGTAATCGTAGACCGTTACGATGAGGTTGCCGTGGTCGTAACCATGAACAGTAGAGTCTATAGAAAAGTTAGTGCCGGTGCGTTCGAAGCCGCGGTTCGCTATGCCGGTGAAGCTTTGTGCGAGGTTGCGCCAGGCCGTGCCGTCGTTCCAGTACGGATCGTTCGCGCTGGCTGAGTTGCAATGAAGCACGCCGCCGGTCCCGGGAGTTGTCGGCAACGGTCCGCACCCCACGCGGAACCCGGGCTTCGTTGTGCCTGGCTGAAATGTCGTCGTAGTTTCCGCGGTGGTGATGTTGTCAGCGTTCGTGCGTAGTATATTGAGGCCGTTAATACCGAGGAATGTCTGAACAGCTTTTATTTCTGCAAGGCTTTGGTTCATAATCCATTCCACGTAATTGCCGCTCACGTCAGAGCCGTTGGAATGACTGGCTGCGTTAGTCCACGAGAAGCCACGAGTCCCAGGACAGATAGTGAGAGTATCTCCCGCGACAGAGCAGACCATCATTTGCTCGTCTTCGATTGTGATTAGCATGAACGCGCGGTTGAACCTTACGCCATGCCCGGTATCGACCTGGAGTGTAAGATCATCGGCATCGATGGAAGCATCAAGAACTGAGACGGCGCGGTCTTTCGCTACCGTGGAAACTGCATCTGTGAGGATCGCGCCCGGGAACACGGCGGTATTCGGGTTCTGTGCAGATAACGAGGCCGCAAAGAACAGCGCAATTAAAGATAATCGTGTCACAATCTAGCAATTTTTGAGGAGCCGTTGTCCCAGATCAGAGGGACGGTTGACGAGTTCGGAGTATAAGGAATCCCCACGCCGAAGTCGAGGTACAAGAGCAGCCGTGATGTCGATTCCACGCCGGTGTATTGATAGATGACGATAGCTTCTAATTGTGGTCCGGCCAGCGCTACAAAGCTGCCATCGTCGGCGTCGAGTACTCCACCGTCTGCAGCGGTTTTATTAGCAAGCGTTATTGCGGCTCCAACACGGGCGCCGATCGGCAATTCGGAGAGGAACTCGTGCGCTGCCGAGTAGGTATAGGCCGCAGTATCCACGAGTTGGACTTTGATGGTGTCGCCTTCCCAGTTGACTTGACCTTTGGCCCAGGCTTTCTTGGCCTTCGGGTAGAACGTATTAGCCATCAGTTCACCTCGAGGAGTTGGATCTGGACCTGTGAACGGGCTATTCCAACCATCTGCTCCCAGGTGTTCGCGAAAACGACAGCGTAGCGGCCTGTAGAACTGATACCGCTTGGATCATACACATAGCCGGTCTCGGGCAGGTAGTAAAACCAAAACGGTTCTGTCCCTGCTTTGCGGGCCATATAAAACTCGCGCATGGCTGTGAGTTCCGACGCTGGGCCGATGAAGGTTGCATTAAATCGTTTGCGGCTCGTATTGGCCAGTAGCCCGGTCTGCCGCTCACCGTCGCGGTAAAAATTCTGCTGGACCCATACCTCGCGCGAGTGCGTGAACTGCGAGGCAAGAAACCGCGGCATCACAGCCACGGGAGCGGCGTTCTGGACGGAACCTGGCATTCAGGTTACTGCTTGTGTCCCGTATCGTCCTTGGTCATTTGAACGGCGACTGCCTCTTCGTACTTCCCGCGTCGGTCTTTGATCATTCCCAGGCTGTAGCCGGTAGTTTTGTTGGCAAAATCAGTCAGCCATTCCCCGCTTTCGTCGGGAGGAATTTGCTGTCCGTGGTTTGGCTCCCGGTAATCAGCCTTGTACATGTCATAGATCGAACCGGCAGTAGCCATGCCATTGGCATTCAGCCAGACCACTTGTTCGTCAGCTTCGGCCGCTGTCAGCGACCAGATTGGGTTTTCGTATGGCATTCTTTTACCTTTCTTCTTTACGAAGTGATTAAGTTTGGTGCCAGCATGTTGGTTGCGGATTTCCGGCGCCCGACATTGGCCCGCTGCGCGGATAGCACCGCGCCTTGCACGACGTTTCCGCTGCGCGCGATTACCGTCGTCGTTTCCTGGGTGAGGAATTCACGCGCCCCGACGACCTGCACAGGCATCACGACGGTCATTCCGCGGCTTCCCGCTGGCGGCGCTGCAGAGTAAGCCGATGGCGCCTGCGTGATCTGGCCGCCGGACTGGAACACGCTCACCGGCCTCGCCACGTTCGAGAGACCCATGCTACGGCCGCCGAAAGCCATCGAGTAGAGATTGATCAATTCGCGGATGGGCTGCGAGCTAATCGCCATATCGATGTTGCCGCCGAAGTTCTGCTTGGTAATTCCGGCGATTTGCTCAAGGATGTTCTTCTCGCGGATGTCGATGCCGTAAGCCCCTCGGATTTTCTCGCGGATCTTATCGGTAGATTTCCCGCGGAGCAACCCGAGTATGCCGGCGAACGCACCAATGCCGCCAGCCGCGATGAGCCCGAAAGGCCCAGCGGCAGCCAGTGCTGGGAACATAGCTGTAAGTCCGCCGAATCCGAGCATCCCGCTCAAAGCGCCCAGCCCGGGTGCGAGTGCACCGCCGATACCGCCGCGCTGCCCAAGTTTGAAGGCTCCGAGCCCGCCGAGCATCCCGCCTCCGAGAGCCAGCGAGCCGATACCGGAGAGCCCCAGGAGCCCGGCCGCGTTGCCGATCGAACCGAGACCTCCGACTGGTCCGGCAAACCCAGGAGTACCGCCGGGCGCCCCGGGTATGCCAATTCCTCCGAGCCCTGGGAGTCCACCGAATAGCCCGCCAAGCGCCCCGCCGCCGCGACCTGTCAGCACGCCGGCCACGGTTGCGGACATTGCCTGTTTCAGCGGAGTCAGCAGCACAGCCTGGAGCATACCGAGCAACGCCTGGCCAAACGACCGGGATCGCGTTAGCAGTGCGTCGAACAGGCCCTCGAAGCCGTTCTGGATACGGTCGAAGGCCCTTTCATATTCGGTCTGCATGGTGGCAGCTTGACGGTTCACGGATTCCTGTTGTGTCGCCCTAATCCGTGCCTCCGCATCATCACGCGCGATTGCCACGCGTTGCGCGGATTCCTGCTGAAGAATGGTGAGCCGATTCTCCAGGTCCTCTTTCGTCTGCGCCAGCCGATAAGCCTGGTCGATTTCGGACTGGTTCTGACGCTGCACGCTGGCGAGATTCAATTCTTCAGCCCGCTTCAGATATTCCAGTTCAATCTCGAGTTTCTGTTGCTCAAGTGCAATCTTTTCTGATACCGTCCGCGCCGTGACAGCTTCCAGGCTGCGAAGCTGCTCGTCGCGGCTGCGCTCGAGCATGACCATCTGCTGGTCAAAATTGGTTTGCCGGATACGGTCCTGCATCTCTCCGGTTTCGCGCTGATATTCGGTCCTGGCTTGAGCTACGCGCCCATCGAGCGCAATCATTTCTTCCGCTTGCCTGGCTGCAGAATCAAGAGCTTCTTTTTCGGATTGCCGGATCATCTCCAGTCGCTTACCGTGCAGCGCCTTATCCAGTGCTTCCGCCTGACGCCGCTCTGCTTCCGCCTTTGCCGGTGCTTCCTGGATAGCCTTGATGCGAGCCTGCACACTGGCTATTTCCTTGTCCAGCCGCTGGACATCGGCCACCGCGGTACGTGCTGCTGCTTCGCCGATGCCGAGCCGTCCGACTCGACCTAACGCGTCCTGACGCTGCTGCGTAAGTGCGGCTTGGCTGGCCTGGAGTCCGGCTAAGCCCTGTCCGCGTTTCCGTTCGAATTCGGCTACGACCGCCCTTCCGGCCGCGATATCACGCTGTTCCCTGGTCGCTGCGTCGCGCCTTACGCGCTCTTCAAGCTCGGTTGGAGAAAGTCGCTTGGCTACTTCCGAAAAGGGATCTCCGCCTACTGGAGCTAACGATTGCAGACGGTCTGATTGTGTAATCCATGCATCGACAAGATCGACGATTGCAGCCTTTCCCTTTTTGAGCCAGGTATCCCATCGAACGCCGGCTTCATCGAGCCGCTGGTCCATTCGGCGCATGGCTGCCAGCGCGTTCTCATCGAGCGCCGCGCCCATCTCCTTGATTCCCTCTACCGTTTGGCGCAGTTGCCCGTTAAACAATTTCAGAGCTTCGCCGCCCGACCGCCCGAGGATTTCGTTGGCCTTATTAAAACGTTCGAATGGATCTTGGATTTTACTGAGCGCCTCTCCGATACTCAGAAATACTTCGAAGGGATCTTTGCCGCTGACGCCCATTGCGGCCAATTCCTTACGCAACTTAATCGCGTCTGCCGTGCTCTCTGTCATCGTTTTGGAGAGCCCGCGCATTATTCCGGTTATGATGTCTGCCTGAACACCTTGGGTTTTTGCAGCCGCTGTCAATAGCTGAACTTGCTCGGTCGTCAGTCCGGTTTGCATAGCGACCTGATCTAATTTTTCGACCCAGTCCGCCATGCCACTGACGACTTTGAATACTCCGACACCGAGCCCTATAGCCGCGGTTGCTCCGGCCGCGATAAGCCCAGGCAATCCTGTAAGTCCGCCGATCAACGCATCGAGCGCGCCACGCGGGTTCTCGAGTGCATGCCGCAGTCTGTCTCCGAACCCACCGGCCGCAGCATCGGCCTTTTTCTGCTCAGCAATCAGCCTGGAATAAGCCTGCGCCACACGCTCGATGGCCCGCGGATCGCCAGCCACGCGGTTTAAATCAAAAGTGCGCTGAGACTCGAGTCGCTCCAGTGCGCTCCTGCCGATTTGTGAAGCCCGCTTCTCAGCTGATGCAGCGATGCGGTCGATGGAATTCTTACTCCGATCGATGAGGCGAATTGTCTGCTGACCGGCCTGTTCGGCTGTCTCGGCGATCGCGGCCGTTGCCTGTTTTGCCCGGGCTTCAGTCTCAGCGAAGCCCTTCGCCGTCGCCTGCTGCGCCTTGAGCGCACTCGTCGGGTCAACCTCGAGAACGATGACTTCCTGCGCCGCCATGTTACGCTGCTACGTTCTTCGCCTGAATGATCGGGCGTTCCATCATCTTGTGGACGACGGTGGTTTGGTCCAGCGGCGACACGCCCCACATGCGCCAGCGGCGATTGAGAATGGCCAGGACATCCCCGAAGGTCAGGCTCCGGCGCTTCTGGCTGCGTGTGTGGATGCCATCCATAGGCCCCATCGTTGCGCGGTACACGCTCGCGGTAAGCACCTTCAGAGAGCGCCGCAGACGTCCGGTGAGTTTCAGATCGCGTAGCGTGCTGCCGTATCGCTTGGACTTGAAAGCGGCATAGCGAGGCCTCAGCGGAGGCGCCACTCCATCGTTGGCATCGACGGCGCGGTCCCACCTGGCTAAGTTGGAATCGATTACGACTTGCCCGTACCTGATCATTTCCTGGGCCGTGTAGGGCGAGACTACGAACCGGGCCTTCCTGATCTTGGTTTCGAACTTCGCCGCCATTCAGAAACTGCTCGTGGACTTCCGTCTCATCTCGGCGATAGCAGCCTGCTTCTTCTCTTCCTCGTCTCGCCAACGATCACGTTCAGCGCGGAGTATGGGCAGCGCCCGGAACTCCTCGGGCGTCACATCGTCCAAGCTCACGTGGAATTGCATCTGAAGTGCTGCATCGATGATCGAGACGCGATCGAGCAGAGGCCGGTAAATTTCATCGACGTCGCGGCCTCGAATCCACCCGGCGATCGCGTCCCTGAATCCCCCCGGCTCCTGGCCGGGGTTCAGTCTTCCGGGAAGTCGTCTTCTTCGTCATTGGCAATCGCGTCCATCTCGAGCAGCAACGCCGATAGAACCTGGTCCTTGTGGATTATCGGCACACCGGCCGAATAACCTTGGGCTCGCATCTGGATCAGGTCATCGTAGAGTTGCCCGGCTGGTTCGAGCCTCCCGCGGGATTCGATTTTCCCGTTACGCACAGTCGGCTCAGGGCTGACGGCGCGTTTATATTCGAGTACTCGCTTCTGCGTTGGAGCCTTTAGAACATGAACAGTTATGCCACCTTGCACCCTGAGTTGAACTTGGAACAGATCTCCACTCCGCTCAACCCCGATGCATTGCGACCGCTCAAGCCGATCGATAACGTAGAAGGCTTCGGCTTCATCGATAGTCTCGCCATGACCATTCAGGCAGATTTTTTTGAAGAGTTCCTGAGAAACTGCCGGCCTGTTATCTCCAACACGCTTGTAGTTCCTGCCGGACGCTGCATGCACGATGCGGAAGTTTCTAATTCGTTCGCACCACTCCGCATCCGTCGGATAGCGAACATCTACGCTCTCCGCACTACTACCAGGCGGCAATTTAACGTTTATGGGTCGAGGACTTCCCTCGATGCTCTCGTTCAGGCTGAACATGCTCGTGCTTGTCCTTCTTTATCTCTGATTTTTCGATTTCTTCGTGGGTAAATAGCACTTCAGCGGATTCGCCGCCATTGTCGAGCGTTACCATCACGGCCTGCGTCTCGATGACCTCGGCCGTTCCGACGCTCCGCTTGACGTGGAAGCTGGCCGTGCGTACTACACCGGATTTGCCCGTCGCCTTGACTTTGATCCGATCCCCTTCCTGGTAGGTCATTGGCAGATCCCGGTTTTGTCCGTGACGATGGTCGCCGTCATCACCCCATTCGATGGGTGTTTCATGATCTGAGACCCTACGACTACCGTCGTGAATCCCTCATTAGATTCGCCGAGGGATATCGCGCTGAATCGAATTCGATGGAAGGTGAGAATCAGTTTATGCTTGACGGCGCCTGCTATTACAGCACCCTCAATAGTGATCGTTGCTGTGCCTTCTGTGCCGGCGAGCAATAATGCGAGTTCCGTTGAACTGGATTCCAGTTCTGCGGTGTGCGTCAATGAAAATGTCCGGCGGCCCTGCCGCATGCGGCCGCGGATACCATAATTTCCTCCCGCCGATGCCATCACGCCGGAACCAGCGAAAAATCCGCCATCCGGAGGCACGTTGTTTTGATAGCCGAAAGTCGTTTCTACAAACGTAGCCGCTGCGAAATAATCGACTCCGTTAATGGTGATGACCGTCGCCCCACCGCTCTGCAGGAGATTCTCTGAGGTAACAGCCGGTATCGCGATCCCGGAATTGTTCAGGTACTTGCCACATCCGAACCAGCGCGAGGTCATCGTGGCGTTTTGGCGGCCAGGCCCAGACGACAATTTGATTTCGAACGAGTCCAGGATGGCTCCGATGAGTGCCATATCCAGCATCTCGCCGCCAGTACCGGCCCGCAGTCCGGAAACGATCGTAGTAGCAGGAAGGTTTACGCCGTCAGTTACGGGATCCATCAGCGTGCAGACGTATTGGAAAGCTCCGGCACCGGGTGTTGACTCCACGGACTTGCCGAACCCAAACGTGAATACCTGGGCTGCATTCTGCGATGTGAGATAGTACGGCCACTCCCAGGGGAAGTTTATGTGAGACGGAAACACCTGCGTAACGAACTCGTCGCCCTTGTTGAAATCATCGGCGTCTGTTTCGTTGACGTGCTCCGGAAAACTGGGATTGAAACTTGTCGATCGGAGCGTCCAGAGATCCGCAGCCGTCAATGCGGTTTGCAGAGCACCCTGCTTTTTAAATCCAATCCCGGTTGCGAGTTCCTGTTCGCGTGCAGGCATTTTCTTACCCTCCTACTCTGTTTTCAACGAATGAAGTCAAGATCTCCCAGTAATCAAAGCTGGACTGCTCGCTCACTGGGATCACGCGACGCTGCATCGATGTAACTTCCATCGGATGCACGGCAAAGTGTATTGGCTCGTACAGCATTTTCAGACCAGTGCCGCTGACTGGTATGCCGTCCTCGATTTGCTCGTAGATCGCAACCGGGCTCCCGGATACGCGAGGAATCAACGAGAAATTGTGCTGCCTGTACTCCATCTGCGTGCGTGGAACCGAACCGGTGTACATGACCAAGAGCTTTGGAGGACTTAGCTTTGCGATGGTCCCGAAAGAATCGCCCTCCGCTTGCTCAATGAACTCGACGATATTGGCCGGGTCTCCGCCGAGCAGCGCTACCAGCGATGGAATGTCGCGGAGCTTTGTCACAAGGTTCGCCCGCAGGATATCCGGATTGGTCACAGAGTCAACGAGAGTTGCGCCATTCCGCCGGCATCGGTGGAAATCGCGAAAACACGGTACTCCACGCTGCCAATTTGTATCTGGTCACCCTTTGCCGGCTGCGTGACAAAGTGTAAAGGCGGAGCGGCTGCCACAAGCAAAACACCAGGCGATACTTCCCCGAGCCGCGCCGGATCCAGGAGTGTCGCTTGCAGTTCCTGGTTCGGCCCGGCGTTGGGGATGTGTGTCACAGTTTGACCGTAGATGCTGGTTACAGCATCATTGAGTGGCCCAAAATCAAAGGCCACGGTTAGGCCTCTTTTGTGACCACTCCGCTATAGCCCGTTATCAAATAAGCCTCGCCATCGCTGAAGAGATCGACGTAATTGCCGATGACCCCAGCAAGCAACGCATATTTCGAAGCAACTCCGGAACCACCGAGGTATACCGACTTGCCAGACGGTGGCAGCAGTTGGACAGTTTGAGCTACTGTCAACTGGACTCGCAGAGTGACTCCCGCGGCATCTGCCGGCGCCGGCAATGTATAGATAGTCGCTCCGGAGGCTCCAGTATTGGTGTGAATTTTACCGAAGTCTGCAACGGTTAACGTAGCGCTAGCAGCATGAGCCACGACCGTGGCCTTCGGGCTGATTTGCGGTGGCGCAGGAACAAGATATCCAGTAGGCATGTTGTTTTCTCCTCTTAAAAACGGTTATACGCCTGTGCTCTTGTAGAGCGGGCGCCAGTCGATGGCTTTCGCTCCGAAATCGAGGTACGCATAGAGCTGCACGCCAAGAATCGCGCCTTCGTTCTCTTTGCGGATGATTTGCGGACCTTCCGCTCCCTCGAGGTGAGAGTATTCGATGCCGGGTGCAGTACTCGGATCTGCGGCGCCATACCACACGCTGGTTGAATTGGCGTCAAGTTCCCCATCCGCGACGATGGTCAGCCGGCCGGCGAACCAGTTCTGATCGGTGATCTTGACAGACGGTCCCACCGGAGTCATCACGCTTTGAGCGGTAGCAGCCTTCGCCATCGGGACAATCAGATACTGCGGTCGCAAATTAAGAACCGTCAGACCATCGAGCCCCTTTTGTGTTCCCATCGCCGTAAACATCGAATCCAGCCCTGGATTACCAAGGGCCCCGGATCCCAGGTTGTTGTGCGTGGCATGGAACAACGCGACTGTATCGGCCATGGCAGCATTCGCCGTCAGGATCGCGTAAACGGTCTTATTCTCCAGCCGGGAGGCCTGAATGCCGAACGCGGAGATCAAATCGTTGAACGCTCCGAGGTCGTCATTGATCAGCATCTGCCGAGTGAACGATACGCCGCGGCCGTATGTGGCGATCGCGTACTGTTCGCGCGATTCCGTCATCGGCCCGAGCTGGATCTGTCCGCCTTCCGGAACCACGATGAACGCCGGGGTCTCACTGAGTCGTAACCGGCTCATCGTTTTGAAATCCGGAGTTGTCGAGCGCTTGGTCCAAGTCCTGTATGTTGGAGAAGCGTATTCATAGGCGGCCAGCAGCATCTTGCGCGCGCTGTTTTCGAGGATGTACGGAAAGTCGGCCGTCGCGTGCATGGTGAGATTCACGATTTCCGCCATGTTTTTGCCGCGAACGCTGACGCCCGAGCGTGTGAGCAACTCCTCGGCCAGCCTGGAAATCCGCATGCCGCGGAAGTCATTCTCCGGTTCCACTTTGAATTTGCTCGGCAGGACCAGATTGAGAATGGCTGACTCGGCCAGTGCGCGCCTGGTTTCGCGTTCATCGCGCGTAATCTCGTGATGTTCCCGTGTCGGAATCGCTTCGCTGCGCGCCGCCATCCGGTCGAATCCCAGCCGGATGAATTCCTCAACCGACGTGCCAGCCTCGATGTGTTGAGTGACGAAAGCCGGCTCCAGCTTGGCCAGTGCGCCCTTTTTGGTAATTTCCAGGACTCTGGTACGCTCCGCGGCTTGCGCCGCTGCCACCGCATCCGAATTGTGGGCAGTTTCGCCCGTCTGTTCAGGCATGTGTGCCTCCTTTGGGCTAGTTGCCCGCGAAAACTCTTCGACTTCGATTTCCTGCTCGCCGGTATCGCCGGCGAGTTCAAGATGGGCTCCAGGATCAGCCCCGATCGGGACGATGGAAATTTCGAATGGCTCCCAGTCTGTCGCAAGGTACGACTTGATTTTGTCCTCGGCTGTCGAGGTCTCTTTCATCTTGTGAATCCGGACACCCATCGAAACGTTGCGCAGGATCTTCTGCTCGATCTTGTTCCAGACGCGATCGGCGGATTCATCGTTCTTGGCGAAACGCAGACTCGCTTTGGCCGAACCATTCTCGAGCCAGCCTTTTTCCACGACACCAAGGACATCACTTGTCCTCCAATCGTTGTGTGCCTCGAGCACTGGGGCAGAGCCGGTGTTCAACTGACCGAGCCGCACTGCGCCTGGCTTGGTCTCCAGCGTGAGCATGTATTCGCCGCGGAGCCACGAAAACCGAGGTACTTCGGCGCCACTGTAAAATGTAGCGTCGATTGTGCGTTCCTCGCCGTTGAGCGATTCCGGCGCGAGGGTCGCAATAATGCTAGGCCGCGGAATTCTGAGCTTCGCCATTTTTGTTTCCTTTCGGATTGAATGAGACTCCGACAGAGTCCAGCCTGGGCTTCCATGCCGCAATTTCCGTGAATTGTTTTTCCGGGTCTCTGCCTTGCTCGCCCAACATTTGTGGCCATGTCTTTTTACCGATGAGTAACTCGGTCATATCGGCCTTGCTCTCTGATTCACGGTCGAGCAGATCGAATGGCGGAGGATTCCACTTCACGCCGTAATTTGCCTCCGGAATGCCGCCCATCAGATACAGAGTGTCGACAAACTTACGCCAGATGGGGTCGAGGACCTGCGGGATAAACCAATTCCACCGGTATTCGTCGATGTCATCCCGGTAAGCGACCGCGCCGCCGCGATAGCTCGAGTAATTGACATCGCTGAGGTCGTCCGCGAGCGTCACATAAGGAATTCCAAGGCCGGTGGAGACCTCCCGTAGTTCAGTTTTCTTATGTGAGGCGAAGTCGCCGGAGCTCGACGGAGCGAAGAACTCCGCGCTGACTCCCTGGGCGCCGTACATTATCATACCGGGTTGGAATTTCTCTACCTTGTTGCCGTCCGCATCCGTTACCAGGGAACCCATCGTTGGACCGTCGGCGCCCTCGGGCTGCGTAATCATGGCCGTTAGGCACGCCTCGATTTTCTTACGCACAATCTCGGCATCGGCGTATTCATCGACGTCTCGCAGCTTGTTCATGACCGGCGCAAACCGGGTTACTGCCCTGACATCGCCCGGCCGCTCGATTTCGGCATGGTGCAGAATAACCTCGGCTGGTACGAATCTGCTAGCTAGATTTCTCCCGAGCCTCGTGTTGACAACATCCCCTGGATGCTGCCCAAAGAGCCAGTAGCCGCGGATACGGCCGATAGGGTCGAACTCGATGCCATGGAGAATGTAGCCGGTCTCGAGCGTCTTTGTTTGGTTGATATCCAAATAATCAGACTCAAGAATCTGAATTTGAAACGGGACGGCGAGCTGATCTTGAATTCGCCTATCCCAGATCCTGACAAGGCACTCTCCGGACTCGAAAGCTGCCCGGCAAATGAGCTTTTGCGCCGCGTAGAACCCGAGCCGCCTGTCAGACATGCACTGCGGAACCCACTGTTCCCAGTACTGATCGATAATCTCGTTAAGCGAGGCGCTGCCGGTATCGGCCTGTGGTGTGATACCCCATCCGACGACGCGCTTCGACCATTCGCGCACCGCCTTTTTTGCGTAGGCGTTATTACGAACAAGGTCACGGGCGTTATCACGGAGTTTCGTGAGCGCAACGCCCATTTCGGCGTTGCCGCTGTTCTGCGCCGTGTTCCAGCCGCCCTGGCGCCGTGTACTGCGAACGCCTTCATATCCGAGCAAAACCTCTTGAATGTGCCTGGCCCGGGCGCGCTTGAGACCCATGGCCGGCGACAGCCAGTCGATCGCTCGATCAAGCCAATTCAAATCTCAGCCTTTGGTGTACGAAGCGAGCGTGGTCCGAACCTGGCCGCTTGAACTGCCGCCTTCGATCGATTCCCGCATGATCTGGCGAAGCGCAAGCATTTCCTCGAGCGATTGGTAACGGACGCTCCGGTCTGCATAGCGCACTTCGCTCACACCGGTCTTGATGGCTGCTTCCAACGCTTCGAGGTCCGAGGGTAACCAGGGCATTATTTATTTCTGCGGAAGTGAAAAACAGCCTTGGAATTGTATTCGAGCGGAACGATCGCAAAGCATATCCAGCCTTCGTCGCCCCATTTACTGAGGTCCGTGTCGATATCCAGCACAGACGTTCGATATTCGTACTGTGCACGCCGTTCCTCGCCGATGCCCGGTTCCTGTACTCTCATCGTGAAAACCAGTTCTCGCCGCGGCCGCCCAGCCAACTTTGGGTGCGTTCGCGCACCACGCCAATCTCAGGGGACCGCTGAGCGATTTCAACCGCGGGTTTTATTCCCGGTTCCGGCTCGAGTTCTTTAATATCGGCATACCTGAGAGCTGTTTCGAACTCATGCCATCGGCGCTCGCCGAATCTGTCAATACCGATGTGCGCGGCACAGGCACGGTTGATGATCGCGCAGTCGAGAGCCTCATTGCGCTCACGGATCTTGACCCATTCCGTTTTCCGGTAGCCTTTGACGATCCTGGTAACCAGAACTTCGGCTGTTAATTGCCTGAAGGTCTCTTCCTGGAGATCCGAGGGGAAATGGACCCAGCCTGGCGGATACGGTTCGCCGGCTGCCGGTCGCTCTTTGCCGAGCAGACCGTACAGTTCCGACTTTCCCATCGAAACATTGACCGGCCAGAGCTTCGAGCCATGCTTGATTTTTCGTCCGGCTATTGTGACGTCGACCTGCGTCGGAAGCCCCAATAACGCCGCACCTGAAGGCCGTCCGTCCGTCGCTATGACTCTGCCGCCGCCCTGTTCCCTGGCCCACCGGTAAACTTCCTGAGTGGCATATCCTGTATCGACTCCCATCCGCATGATGGCGAGATCGGCTCCGGACGAATGCCTATAGGTAGAATTCAGCCTGGTTGTCAGTGCATCCCACGCCGCCTGATCATACGGGTTGTGTTCGATCCGCCAATGGTCGATAATCCAGCGTTCTTTACCGCGGCCCCAGCCCCAGACATAACCCTCGAGCCAGGTCTTCTGGACGTCGACGCCGGCCGTGAGGAACAGAACAGGCGCCGGAACCTGACCGAGACGGTAATCCGGCTCTCTCCGCGCCATCAACTTCTCGTAATCCGGAGCATCGCCGCGTTCTTTCCATGTTTCAGCAAGCGAAGTGTTGACGAAGGTCTGCAGAAGCGCAGGATCGTCTTTCTTCGACAGGAAATCCGCAACCATGTCGCCCAGTGTCTTCCACGGACTGGCAAGTTCAGAGATCCAGAATCCAGCAATACCCTGAAAAGGGCGATCGGCTCTCCATTCTCCGCGGCTACACGCGCCCCAGCGCTCGAAATCGTTCCAGGGTGCGCCACAATCCTCGTTTTCGCACTTGTACCTGGCCGTTTCGCGCGGAGCTGCGGCTTCCCAGACTACTTGTGACCAGCGAAGAACCTGGGAATGGCCACAGGACGGGCATGGCACCCAAAATTTACGCTGATCGCTGCCCTGGTAGGCTTCTGCTATCTGCGAGGCGCCCTCGATTGTAGGAGAGCATACCTGAACCAGTTTCGCCCGGCTCCGAAATGTGGCCGTGCGCTTCACCCCAAGGGAATAGCCGTCGCCTTCCCTGCCAACATTCCGCTTCCATTTGTCACGCTCATCCGCCAGGAACACACGAATAGACCGGCGCGCGAAATTGCCAGGCGTTTGGGCGCCGATGAGCGATAGCGAGCCACCGCGGAATACTTTATGCAGGACCGTATTCGCGCTGCTCGTCTTTTTCGCCGGTGCGATGAGCTTTCTGAGGCATTCCATGTCACGGATCATTGGGTCGAGACGTTCCTTTGAGAACGTTTCGGCATCCGTTTCGGTAGGTTGAGCCAGTAGGATCGGGCCCGGATCCCGGGCGATCGTGTGGGCGATGATGCATTGCAGAAGTAGCGTCTTCACCATCTGGGTTGCGCTCATCACCACGAGCTCGCGGGTGTAAATGTCGCTGTAAGCATCCAGGATGCCGCGCTGGAACTGGTAAAGCCTGAGCGGGCCTTCATACGCCGAATACTCCGAACTGAGCCGGAAGTTCGCTTCTGCCCATTGCGAGAGCGATTCTCGGACTGGCGGCGCCCAAAGCCGGCAGCATTCCTTGAGTAATTGTTTAGCGCGATTCACAGAGCGATGAAAGGGCGTCGTGTATCGAACCAGTGATGATTTCCCGACAGCGTATGGGATCGGCCTCGGCCGCCACGGTATCGCTGACCTGCTCTCCGACGAGCAACAGTCTTGAGCGAGCGATTGAAATCATTCCAGCCCAGGCAGTTCTAACTTCGCGTACATCGAGCAGCGAGCCCTCGAGCTTCTGCCGCTCCAGTTCTGCGCGCGCTGCCTTCTCCCTTGTCAGGCGCCAGCTCTCGTAGGCTTGACTCCCTTGGCGAGGAGATACGGGAACATGGTCATCAGATGGCGACTCCGTGTGTATGATTGACCTGTCTAGATCCCGCCCGAGCGCGGCAGCGACTTTGTCGACGTCCCAGGAATTAGGGGCCTCTGGCTGAATTTTTCCCAGGCGGCCAAGCGTGTAGACACGGGCTAAGCTTAGCCCGAGCATCGCCGCCAATTGTCGAGTGCTTACGGTCATTTGAGCAGTATCGAAAGCACCCAGAAACAGAACCCGAGCGCCATCACGTTGATCCTCGGAATTATTGCATTGATCGTCGCCAGTACAAAACACACCAACGCTAGAAGCAAACAGATCATCCCAGGTGAGATCATTTTGACACCTATAACCTAACCATGGACGCTAAACTACTGATTTTACGCAATAGTTACACCCGCCCGTGGTGTACGTCCTGGAAGGACCCGCAAAGTGATATTTTTCAAACAGGCTCCGGCTCTGGATGACACGCGGGACAGCAAGCCTCGTGGAAAATCCCCAGCGATTCGTTCGGCACGTGCGCATCCGAGTGCACGAACTGGCCGCATGCGTGACAGACCCCAACGACGCCAGTAACCGGTAGGCAGCGCTCGCGCGTGGGCTTCATCGGCTCTACGAAGTTCCACGCGGAACGAGGTTCGGACTGGTAGCAGGGCTTCGGTGCAGGCTCTTCCCACACAAGAATCATCGCGATAAAGATCAAGACCAGCACGGCGCCCCAACAGAAGCCCATCAACATCTCCATCAGAGCAGTCCGTATCGACTCAGGAGCCACAGAACAACCACCAGCAGCAGCAGAAATAGCGCACCTCGCATTTGGGTAAGTTCATACCCGCATTTGGGCTCATGGCGATTTCGTCGTGAACAGGCGCCTGACATCGCCGACCATCGGGATACGCCGCGCCTGGTCGTAGCGAGCGAGTGTGTCGCGGCCGGCTGAGTAGAGAGCACCTGGAGTAAGTACCGTTTCGTAGTGGTGATGGTTTATGTTTTTTGTGAAACAGATTGTGGGTACGGTGGCTTCCTCTACCCACTCCGCACGCTTGCGCCGAACGTAACTGCGGGCCCGTTTGATCGAGGTAGACCCATTACCTGACGAGTTCTCGATGAGGACTCTCATGTCGTGGTTTGACGGGGTTTTTGGTGGTTTAGACGAAAGGACTCAAAAGGGTCCGTCGGTACGGTGGGGCAACAAGTATTGCCCAAGAGCTTACAAACACTCAGTTGTCAGTCTGCAACAAATCTGGAATCTTGTCAAATGTGGGGGTATAGACCGCTTGCCTCGGCCAGAAATCCGGTGATTTTGACTGCTACGTAACTGCTGATACCTTGCTACAGGCATCTAAGTGCCTATATTCTCAATCATTTTCTGACCGACATTTGACTGAGCCTGCTTGCCTCCGGAGCAAGAGGTCAGAGGTTCGAATCCTCTCGGGCGTACCACTTAACTGCCTTATTTTTCAGTATGATATAAGCCACATTAAGTTACAGTTGAACTCTTAACATCCTGAGCGACAGTTTGCCTTGATGTCGAATCTGTATTTTTCTGACTGCTATTTGACTAATTTCTGGTTGATCCCTTGGTGGCGGCCTCGCGAGTACGGGCCGCCAGTGGATCATTTACCCCCGTCTCCATCGTCAGAATCGACGGCGTCTTTAGCAAGCTCAAGGTATTGTCGGAGTCTTTCTAAATGGACAGAGCGAATGCCGCTTCCAGTGAGCTTGACCTCTGCCATGATCTCCTTGGAAAGCGGCCAACTGAAGATCATCACCGCATCCGGCAATTTGCTGGCTGCTGGCGTATTCAGAATATTGCTATGAACGGAAGACGCTCGCGCTTGGGGTTCAGGCATGGCTTCATCAGCCTCCTGCTCTGATATCCGCAGAAATTTTCTTGGCTTCTTCTTGATTGCCTGGGTTAGTCTGCTTGCCTTTCTCCATCGCCTTCAGTCTCAGCTCTATTAGTTGAGCCTGAATCTCAGTGAGTGTCCCCTTGATCGATGCCATGTCAGACTTCAGATAGTTCACATCAGACTGGACCGTGGCAGCCCAGTAAACAACACCACCTACAATCACAATTGTGGCAATGATGGCTATCCGCGATAGGAATATACTAATGAGCATCAATCTGTTGCTTGAGAGCCCCGGGTGTCCGGGGCCTTTTTTTTATCAACCAACTTTTAGCGCACTACCGACCTTTTGGCAAACCGGGCAGCGAGAGAACCACGGCGGGTAGACGTTCCTACATGATTGGCACGTTTTTCCTTTCATTTTCGCTTCCTCCTATTCGCCGCCGTTTGTTGGTTCTGCTGCCGCTGGATCGCCCGGTACTCTTCGTATTTCTTGGCCCTGATCAGGTCATGTCTGCTGGGATGAATTCGGCACTCCATGCCATGCCACTTGAATTGATTGCCGCCCCTCAGGTACGGCCAGATCTTAATCAACTCTTCCGTGCTGTCACCTGACGATTGATGCCTATAGTGTTCACCGACCCAATGTTTAAGAGCTTCGCGTCTGTCCTTTCCAGGCGGGAGATCGCGGAGTTTAAAAACTGTTCGTGCGGCAGGTGGATCGACCGTGAGGGCGATGGTCGGCATTTTTGTGTAGCCGATTTCTACTTGCCAGTCGAAATGGCGTGCGTAAGCGTACCCTAGTGAGATTTCTACTTGCCGCCGCTCATGATCTAAAAGCAACTCTGGGATAACAGGGCCGGGTTGCCCAATTACATACCATCCGCTAGATCCCCATTGTTCGGCGTAAAAGCGAGAACTCGTGTACGTTCCATCACTATGAATTAAGGCAGCCGCTAATTCGATTACCATTCCGCTTTTTAGTTTGAACCTCCCGCGAATCTCGCTCAGTGCGACACGTCGTATGCGCTGAACACCATAAATGGCCTTTTTATCCTTCCACAGTTCAGCCGTCGGATTGGTGTCGTTCCCAGTGATTCTGTTTGTGAACCAGGAGACATCCCATTCGTCGTGGTCCACATCGCGCGGCGCCGCATCCGCCGGGATGAAGCGCTGATACGATTTGGGTAAATTCCCAAGTTCTTCGCAATGTGATATTGGCTCACAGCGATTGAAGTAGGTCAGTGGTAACATGCGAAAGCGGATTTTTTCTTCGTCTTCGTCTTCGTCTTCGTCTTCGCTAAATCGCAATTCAAGCTCATCGCAAAGGCTGAGGTAGGTCAGGATTCGCTCAATTGCTGCGAGCCTTTTTTGCTCCGTCGTCAACCAATTCTCCTGATCTCCACCACGTTCGAACCAGTCTTCGCCGGTTCAATCCGCGCCGCCAACTGATCGAGCACGCCGCGTATCCGCTCAAGCTCAGCGTGTGTGTAGCGCTGTGTCATCGTGGCCGGCGCATGCCCGAGGAGCACTTGTCGGTCAACCTCGTGCATCCCGAGTTCGGCGCACCAGCTGGCCACCGTGTGGCGAAAGATGTGCCAGCCGAGATATGGAAGCCCGAGCGATTCGGCAAGCGGCGCAAGATGGCGTCGGCGAATATTGTTCTCGGTTAGCGGCTTCCCATTGCGCGAGCAGAACACGCGGTCTGCGCCCGTGAGGAACACGCCGCGGGCCCGGATCTCCTCGAGAAGCTTTGCGAGCGCGCCGCAAATCGGGATGTTGCGGTACCGGTTGCCGGTCTTTAGTGCGCCGGCCTCACCGCGGTACCAGTGCTCGCGGACACCGATGCACTTCGCCGGAATGTCGCCCGCCGGAGCGTCCGTCAAGTTCACTTGAGACCACCGCAGCCCGCAGAGTTCGGCCGCATTCATGCCGGTCAGCAACGCCGCGCGAATCATGTGCAGGAATCGATTTGGCGTGGCAAGAGAGCCATTCTGGGCGCCTTTAGGTTTTCCTGCCAGTATCGCCCTCGCTTGCGCCACAGAGAGCGCATACGGTTTCCTGACGCTTGTCGCAGGCTGCAATTCTACGAGTCCGGCTGGGTTGTCTCCCGTGAAGTATCCGAGCCTCTTTGCCCGGGTGAAGAGAGCCGAAAGCACCTTGCGCGCATGCTTTACGGTTGCTGGCGACTTTCCGGCACTGGCGATCTCGGCGAGTGTCTGCTCGATGTGTTCAACCGTCACGAGTGCAACTGAAGTGCTCCCGATCCGCGGCTTGAGCCAGTGGCCCCACAGCGACGAGTACTGCCCGCGCGTGCTCTTGCGGAGCCTGAGCTCCGCTTGTGGCCAGTACTTCGAATCCCAAAATTCTGTGACCGTAATAGTCGCTTTTGGCTTACGCGAAATGTCGTCTGCTTTGCTTAGGTAGTCGTCCCAGGCCCGTCGCTCGGCCTGCTTCGCCGTGAGTTTACCGGGCCCTTCGGCCGGCCCGATATACACGTCCTCGCGCTTCGGTCTGCCGAGCACGTCGTAGAGTCTGTACGTGAGCCGCCATTGCCCGCTCTGCTCGCGTAGCCAGCCCTTTCTCTGTCCGCGCCGACGTCCCATGTCCCCTCCTCGAAGGGACAACATTCTATCGCGAATCGGCTCCGTGCGTATTAGCTGGGTTGACATGGGCTAAATCTCCCTTTCCGGCCTGAGCCTCTTGGTGTCCAGCGTCATGATTTCGGCTGCCCAAGCATCCACATGATCACCTTGGCGAGCGTCTGTCCATTCATCTCTTCACCGCGTTCTATCCTTGAGAGGGTAGCGGGCGAGACACCAATTTCTTTGGCCACTTCGCGGATGCCTAAGTTAGCAATCACCCGCCAAGTCTTCAGTAGCCTTGCTACACGCATTTACTCACTTGCGGCTCGGCCTCCAGCCCTTTTCCATAGCATTCGTGCCGCTGCTCGGGTTCCAAGACAACGCCGCACAACAGGCATGCGGTGGTCCTGTCGGTGTACATCACACACCAGACGGACCTGGCGAACCGCTGCCCGTTCGCGCTGCGCGGCTGCCGGCGTGCGCGTTGCCGTGTCCGGATCAGAGATGCATTCCTCGCGCGCATTTTTGCTGCGCGCTGCTCTTGCTGGTACGTCATGATACAGCTCCTTGCCTATCCTGCGTTGCGCCACCGCACCCGCATCCTCCCCACTCATCACGAGGGAACGTATCGCCAGACTGTATTCGTTCCCGAAGTTGCCAGAGATACAGATTTTTTATTTGCCCGCCGCGCCTGTCTTTCAAAATCGAGAGCGGTTCAATGCCGCGAGATCTGAATTCTTCTGCTGTATTTCGTTCTTCAACTTCCCATTCCATAAACCGCTCTGGCAGAATCTTGAATAAATGAACGAAGTGGCTTATCCCAGCACGATTCACTGCGTCCGTGCACTCTTCTGCCGCATCACTTTCGCAATTTCGGACACGCTTGGCTTAATTGGCGCATCGGTCCGCACCGAACGAACCGGGTCGGCCGCGGCCTGCGCCGTTTCGTTGAGCAGCTTCAGGAAGCGAGAATCGATGTTTCTGCCGGCGTCACAGTTGCACCGCGCGAACTCGCCGGCGCCACGGATATAGCCATCGTCGCCGCAGCGCGAGCATTCCACCTGGTGCCGCCACTGGTCCGGATCCCACTCCTGCAGCTCAGCCCGTTGCGCCTGCGGCCTCATCTTGCCGCGTGCAAACTGCGTGAATTCCTGCGGACCAGGCCAAGTGTTGTAAGCCTCCACAATCTGGCGGAACAGTACGTCGGCCGCCTTATCTGTCGGGCAGATTTCCCGCACCATTTCCGCGATCGCGGCGCGCGCTTTTCCGGGTGCCGGATAGTGCTGCAGCACGTCCAATTTGTCGGCTATTTCGAGCGACTTTTTCTCGCTGCACATGGTCAACTTTGGGCCTCCCGATCGCGTTTCATGCGGTAAAACTCGCGCTCAGTGGCTGAAATTTGCCTGCCTTCAGATGGCAAAGACCGCTCCCACAGGTGGTTCGCCAGGTAGTTTTCCGGCTTCGCTTTGAGGACAAAATCCCCTGTTCCTATGCGGTCGCGGATACCATTTACAGCAGCGATTCGTTCCTCTAACGCCAAGTTATTCCAGCACTTAGAGTAGGCTTGGCGCCAGTCAGCATCGCTCCACGAGATGCCAGCTTCCGCAACGGCTGCTCGCAATTCGAGGAATCCGGCATCGAATTTCGCGGCGCGGTTCCCGTTTGTCAACTTTTCGTTGTTTGTACAAACATCTTCCTCGCCTAGCCTAGCCTCCCGCGAGGGCGGACGCGTGTCTGTATTTTGTCCGGACGTTTGTCTGGACGAATTTCCAGACATCTGCGCGTACACCGGAAGAAACTCCTTTCTGTTTCTCTCCAACCATTTCTTTACGGCTTGCTCTGCGTGGTCTGGCCAATCGTGGACTATCAGTCGATATTTCTCGTCTCGATCGAGCCAGCCCGTTTCAATCAGAGCTTCTATGAGAATTGAAGGCTTTTTGCTCCAGTCGACAGCCACGGCGATCTCAATGTCCTTCGCTGTTCCGATGTCACCCTGGGGTGTTTCTATGCCGGCATAGTGCCAAAGCATCTCCATGATGCCGACGGCGTGTGAGAGCGGGACACCGAGTTTGGCAGCCAGGTCGCGCATTTTACGGTGACGAGGAGCACCACGCTTCACGCCGCATCCTCCGGCAGCACGACTACGTCCAGCCGCGCATTGATATTGTCCAGGCGCTCCTGCGCGGCCTCACGGCGCATGGCAAGCCGGCAAAGCCCGCAGTACATACTATCCGCGTCGGCCGAGACATAGGTCCGGTTGCACTTCTCGCACACCAATGTGTGGACCTCAATCACCACTTCTCCTCGGCGGACCCGGCAAGCGCAAGCTCCTGCTGCCCGGTCATCGCATGCAGCCAGCCGAATGTCTCGCGGTACCACGCCTCGAATTGGTTGAAGTCGTAGACGGTGACCACGAGAGCGCCTCGAGCCGCTTCGCGGGCCTGCCACTTCTTCTGCTGTGCGCTGCGTTTGCTGCCGGGCCTCGGGGATTTTGTTTCCAACCATAGCGAGGCGCTGGCACCAAGAGGCTTCTCAAAGTAAAAAATAAAGAGCGCATCACAAATACCAGGCTCACCAGTCTGAAATTGGCCTGGAACGACTGTGCGCTGCATCCGTACAGTACGCCAGCCACGAAACTCCAAGAAGTGCTTTGTCTGGAGATAGACATCACGTTCGAGAAGCGGCATCTGATCTCCTGAAATGTGCGGTTTGGATAGCTTCGGATGGTGTTCTGCCGTGATACAGGCGCGTGTAGATTGTCGGAGCTGGAATACCGACAAGTTTCGCCCACTCGGAAACAGGGTGTGTTTCTCCGTTAATGGTTAAAAGCCGGTTGGTGCTCCTAGCGGGAGTTCTTAGGGATTGGGCCTGGATGGCTTTCTCGGGCGGTATTCCGTAGCGTAAACGTAAATAAATTTTGCCCGCCGGGACGCCTGTTTTTTCTGCCCACGCAGAGACTGGCAGCGTCTCTCCATTTATTGTCAACAGCCTGTTATTGCGGCGATTTCTCTCCTGCTCGGTCCATGTTGCCCATCGGCAGTTGCCCGGTTCGTAGGGGCCGTTATTGTCGATGCGGTCGATACTGTGACCCTTGGATGGGCGCGGTCCCATGTCGTGATAGAAGTTGAGAAACTCGCGCCATTCAGGACAGACCGTAATTCCGCGTCCTCCGTATCTCGGATAATACTTATCGGATGGAGTAAGGCAACGAGCCAACATGCCTGCCCAGATCTTGTGCTCGGATGTCCGGCTCATTCCGTGTGTTGCCGATCGTTTGTTTCGCGCGATGGTTATTTCGCGTGACAGGCAGCCACATGACTGAACAAATCCACGCCGCAGGTCAGATGGTTGGACGCTTTTCTCATTACCGCATGTACACCGGCACAGGGCCGTCTTTCTACCATTGGCCCGCCCCAGAGAGACAACTGTTAAGCGCCCGAACACCGTGCCGATCATCGTTCTAAACCTGTGCGGTAGTCTCCTGGGCTGAGGCCTGGCCGAATGGCGCCACGCGGCGGCCGCGCTTCGGCTTTTCCTTGGGCCCGGGTTCAGCAGGCTCGTCCTCTTCGGCCTCCTCCGCTTCCTCGAATTTGTCCTGTTGGAGCACGTTCACGGTGAGTTTGGCTTTGCCCTGTCCGATGGCTTTGACGTACTCATTAACAAGCGGAACAACAGAAGCCGGCGCATAGACGTGAAAGCGCAAGGTACGCTCGACGACACCGTCTTCCTCGTGCCGGATAACCCGGAAATCGCCGATGCGGTGAGCGAGCATCTCGAGGTCATGCTGCTCGAGGCCGGCGCACGTCATCCGCAGCTCTGTGGCGGTTTTGTCTTCGATGGTCAGCGGAATCCGTTTGGCGGATTCGATGGCGAGCACATCTTCGCAGTTCAATTTCTCCGCCAGCGGCCTGGTCAGGTCGCAGGCAATGTCGATGCGCAGGAGCCAGTCGTTGTCCTGCGGGCGGACGTCGAAGTGTAGTATGTGTGCTCCGAGAAAGTTCAGTTTAGGCATTTACAATTTCCCTTTGTTTTTTGAAGGTCTGGACACACGGACAATCGATGAAATGGTTTACGCCGGCGTGCTCGCCGTATAGCACATACGGCGCGATCCTGCCGGTCTTCTTGTGACGAACGAAGGCCAACTGCATACCGCAGGCTTTACACGGCCGGATCTCCTCGGCCACGTTGGCGAGCAGGGCTTCGATGCGCTGCTGTAAATTTGGAACCGATGTGGCCATGGCTTTAATCGTTGATTTGCGAAAGCAGCATCACCTTAATTCCCGAGGCAGCGAAGATCTGCTCCATTTGTTTAGATGTCGCGCCCACGCCGCGATAGCCGCCATGTCCGATCAGAAGGACATCACAGGAATTAGCTTTCATTTGTCGGAGTACGGCGGGATAGTCATCACCTATAACAGGCTTGCATTCAATTCGGAGATGATAGTTATTGGAGATGTGACTAAATGTCACGCATGAATGGTCATTCCAATTGAAATAACTCTTAAAGCGGCAGTTGTCCGGCATGTCCGTACTTACATTAAAGCGAAATTGGACATCAGCTCCTTCTACCTCGAATAGCAACTCCAAAATCTCAAGTACCGGTACTGGTGATGATTCCAGCCAATCCAATCGCGCCTTATATGCCAGATTGAGCCGCGCCAATTCGCTTTGCGCGTCTGTTATTTCCCTTGTAGGTGAACGAATAGAAAGGTTCCAGTGATTGGTCGTTGATTTTAGCCAGTCTTCTTCTGTCAGCGGGGCAATAAAAACTTCATTGGCGTGATCATACACGAACTTTTTTCTGTACCTCTCGTACGCCTGCGAGTCCGGCTTATCCCCAATGTTCACAAGTCGATCAGTATTCTTCTGAATAATGCTCTGGCACGCTTGTATATCTTTTTCACGTCGAGATATCGCGCGCATTTGTTCCTGTCGTAACAAGTTCTGCCAGTATCGTTCGCCCAGAAATGCCCACAGGAAAACTTTGCACCATTCCTTATCGGTGAACCGCACCTGTAGAGCGTTGTGTTCCGGAGTCTCGTGCGGCTGGGAAAAATTGTTGACGATGAGCGTGTGGATCGCGGTGTAACGTGTTCTGAACCAATCCTGTTCAGTAAGCCACTCGCAGTACTCCTGATCCTGTGCCATTACTTCAACAGGCTGGCCTTTGTATTTCCCGAACGGAACGACTGACAGGTTAGGCATGCTTCACGCGACCTCCCCCACTTCCTGTTTTTCGACCTGCGTTGAGGTCGGCGCGCCTCTCTCCACATCCTGGGCAGCGAGCTTGTAGCCCTGCCAGCAGCGCTGCACCGCGGTGATCTGGACAAGCACCGGCTTGGCGTTGCCTTCCCTGATCCAGACGAAGTCGCCTAATCGCATGACGATCTCCCCCGGCTCTTCCCAAGCGGGGATATCGTCAGCAACAGTGGCATCCACATCGGAAGGCCACGTACCTGGTTGCAGGTTGCTCATTTCCGTCGTGACCTCTTGCTCGGTTGGTCGCCGGGATCGCCGGCATAAGCGAGTTCCGGTTCTGGGAACAGCGTCGGCTCCGCTTTAGCTGGACGCCAGGCGCTGACGTCAGCGCGGAAGACGTACTCGAGTCCCTGGAACGTGATGCGGTCACCGTCTTTCGACTCGGCAATATCAGGGAATCCATTGACCGGAACGGCGGGAGCATTGCTTGCGTTCACTGAAGTTGTCGCCAGATCCGCACCAGCTTCAGACTGGCCGGATCGCAATGCATTCCCGCCGTTTACTACCCCGTTGCTGTCTTCGTCGCGTGGGGTTTCCGTTGCGTTCGCATCTCGGTCTGATTTTTCGGCCGTCGCCTTGTTCTCTGCGTGGTACGGCTCAAGCGTCTTTCTTTGGGCAGCAGTCAGGCGCCCAAAGAACTGCTTGTACGCATCCATGCCCTGTTCCGCCGCAGCCTTCGATCGCTTGATAAGTTGCTCGTTCGCTTCCAGCGGCTGCCCGCTTTCGTTCCACCGACGGATACGCTCACCGTCGACCTTTGTGATCAGTTTCGGTTCAGGGAAGAACGCCCAGAGATCGTCGTGGCACTTCTTTACGGTGGACAGGTGCGTCTCGGGATCAACCGAGAAAGCCAGCAATTGAGGGTAAAAATTGTTCTTTTCCCAGATCGGCAAAACTCCGAGGTCGATGTATTCCTGTTTGCCTGACTCAGATTTAGTCTTGTCGATGATCTTGGTTTTAGCTTGCGCCTTCAGACACCAGATGACGTGCATATCCGAATTGGCGACGCGCGCCATCATCCTCTTATTCGCAAGCTTTGCTCCAGCCCACATCCCCTTCGCAGCTTCCGCGATGTCAGTACAGCCACCGGGACCGTCCCAAGAATCAGAACCGCTGTCAATTAGGCAGACCTTATACCCGCTGCTCTCAGCGATGTCGATCGCTTCCACGTATCGTTTCGGATGATACGGTGGCTCAAGCTCTATAACGTCGAATCCTTGAGGTAGCGCTGAGAGGATTTTTTTGTTATCGGCGTAAAGAGACGCCCGACCGCGCTCCGAATCGATGACGACAACCTTTCCGTCCGGTGCCAAGCCGGCCGCGAATAGCAGCGCACTGAAAGTTTTTCCTGATCCCGCGGGCCCATAAAAAGCTAGTTGCAAGGAAAGGGATCGACGGACAGCATGTCTTACTTGCATCGTCTAGACCCCATAGGCCAACGCTGGGAATTCTTCATCCACGAGCGGCTCAACATCACTCGGATCACGCCAGGGTTTTGTGCCGTACTTTTCTGAGCAGGCTGCGTACAGCCGAATCAGATTACGCACCTCAATGCGCGCCGTCTCCCAAAGCATGTTGACCTGGGCGGCCGCTTTGGGAAGCAATGAGCGAATTCGCACCTCATGCGGCTGTTCTGACTCGACAAAGGCCAGCACGTAGCGCTGTACTTTCTGCGGTCCTGACGTTGGATCAAGGCCAGCAAACAGCGCCATCAGGAGGCTATAGAAGTAGCCCTGCAAATGATATTGCTCCCAGTAGATAGCGTCGGTGACAGTCTTATCGATCGACTTGCCGCGCTTCTGGCTGAAGGTCTTCAGGTCGAGGATTGTCTTTTCTGTCACCCAATCGAGACGGCCCTTCAGCCGGACGCCTGTCTCTGGATCTCGCACGAGAATGCAGAATTCGGACTGTCCGCCTTCGGATAGGATTGCCTGCAACTTTGGTTCAGCTTGCAGGGCCTTCGCAGCCGCGTACACGCGGTCCCAGTCATCGCGCGGCAACATGACCTTACCGTTATGCTGCGCGAAGTGACGGCGCTCCAGAACGTCGAAGATCGGCACGCTGGCATCAATGGAGACAGCCTGCTCGATGACATCTGCCTTTCGCGTGCCTTTTGGAGTTTGCCCTTTGCTCCTGATCCACAAACGGATGTCTTCGATAGTTTCCAGGCAGCCGTCGAAATCTTCCGGCCCGATCTTGGAGGCGTAACGGTCCAGAAACACATCCGGCTCGAGCACCGCACAGTGGAGCGCTGAACCAAGCCGCATTTCTGGCGTAGGCTCCTCGATCACGCGCTCAGGGTTGATCCAGCGAAACCAGAAACGTAACGGCGAGACAGCGAGATCTTTCATCTGCGAGTACGATAGACCTGGCGCATCGAAGTACTCAGCCGCCGACATACGCCGCGCTTCGATCTGTGCCGCGACACCCATTACGCTGCCTCCACCAGAAGATTACGGTGCGCAATTTCATGCGTTCGGACTGCGGCGTAATCGCGCCTCGTGTCCCAAGAGCAAGCTATCGGGCGATCTCCAAACCCCGTGACGATCTTCGCGCCGCACCCGTCGCAGGTATACTCATCGCCCAGGTAGATCTGCTCCCGGATCTCGACGGCGCGATTGTTCCGAGTCGGGTGCATCTCGCGGCAGCACTTCGCGCAGAATGGCCTCACGCGGCTTCCTCCTGCTTGCGCGGCCGGCCGCGGCGCTTCGGAGTGCTCAACTGTGGTGCTTGCCGTTGACGTTTCGCCGCGTATCGTTCGACCCTGGCTAGGGAGCGCCCGAGCTCGTCGCGGTCGACTTGCTCCATATCGGCGATCCCATTCGCCAATGACATGACTGTCGGCCTGTACTGTGCCGGCACCGTCATCAGGATGTCCAGCGCTGTGTCTACTGCTGTTGATTGTTCGCTCACTTCACGGTCTCCATTTTGCTCATAGGAACCACCGCGCATTTCAATTTCATGCTGGAAGTGCCGTCCGTCGATCTAAAGTTTTCAGCGGCCTTGATAACATTGCAATCCAGGTTTAATTCAGACGACGAACCTAACGTCTTTTCGCCGCAGTACACCGTGCCCGTGTCCGACCTGGCTGGCTCCGGCGTCGGCGGATTGCAGCGGATCGCCCACGTCGGTTGAATTTCGGTGAACCCACAGAATAGCCGCTCGTCCTTCTCGTCCCAGAGGCAGGCGTGCGCTGAGACGGCGAGAAGAGCGAGGAGCGGAAGCCTCATGCGGCAACCTCGCTTTCACGCGGCTTGAAGCACTTGGCGATGTGGTTCGCGAGTGCAAAAGGGATGCGGGCTATTTGTGCGGATGCTGCTTTTCGTGCATGGCTGCGCGAGGAGTGCCACGCCATCGGCGTATTCTCAAAGCGCCGCCTGAATCCCTTCGTTTCGACAGATACCGGCAAAAGAGCCGGGACATCACCCCACAGGTACTGCGACCCGTAATGCGACACCGCACGCCCAACCCACCGCTGCGCTCCATTCACGTTCTCCACCACCATCGGGATGTACCTGCCTGCCGCCTCGCACGCCTCGCGCTGAATCCGGAAACAGGCATCGAAAAGTTCGTTACCCGGAGGCGGAAGCGCCTTCGCGCGCTTCCACGGCATCGCCCGGTAGCTGTACTCCTGACAAGGCGGGCTGGCCATGATGCACGTCGCATTCTTGAACTGGGCGCCATTAAGCGTCAGCACGTCTTGGAGAACCAGCGTGCAGCCATCCGGCACTTCGCCGTGATATGGCTCGTGTACGATGTCGAACCCCACCACGCGAAAGCCTTCCGCCACAAAACCTTCTCCCCAGCCGGAACAACCCGCAAAAAGATCAATACACAGCGGCTTCTTCACCGGGACGCTCCCCAAAAGATCAGTAAAATGAAATTCGCCGGGAGCAGGCAGCCAATAACGATGATCAGCCAGCCGATGGACTGTTCACGACGGACGAGTTTCCACAGCAGACACTCAATGGTGTCGCGGTTATCGACGACCTCGGTTGTCAGATGCTCAATCTCCCGGGCCCGCGCGCTGGCATCGCCCAGGAGCGCAATCCTCTCGCGGTATTCGGCGTAGCGATCAGATCGCGGAGTCAGGGTGATATGCCCATCACGCAGCCAGAGTTCGTCCGAAGCGCTGAATACAGACGAGCGCCTCTCGGCCGTAGGCTCGATGCGGTTCCCGTATGCGTCGTAATCTGGGATCACGCCACACGCTCCTGAAGATCTTCCAGCGTTATTGCGATGTTTTCTGATGCAGGAGTGCTATCAGGTAGGAGGTATCGCCTGATGATCGCGGCTTGTGCTGCCCCGGCGGCTTCCCTGGCGGCTGCCCCGGCGGCTTCCCTGGCGGCTGCCCAGGCGGCTTCCCTGGCGGCTTCCCAGGCGGCTGCCCCGGCGGCTGCCCCGGCGGCTTCCCTGGCGGCTGCCCAGGCGGCTGCCCCGGCGGCTTCCCAGGCGGCTGCCCCGGCGGCTTCCCTGGCGGCTGCCCCGGCGGCTTCCCAGGCGGCTGCCCCGGCGGCTTCCCTGGCGGCTTCCCAGGC